TCCAGCGTATGGGAAAAGATTCATTAGCACGTCCTTTACATTCAATAATGAAATCAGTTCCAATAAAATCTGGAGTATACTTAATGTTAAGTATTTTTTTATTACCCCTATTGCGGTATTCACCTTTTCCATTGCCTTGTCGTTCATAAGCTTCTTGTTCGAAGTTAAAAGAAGGGACAAGCTCGTAAGTTTGTCCCTCGTAATGCGCCTTAATCTTAGCTTTTTTCAAAGCTATGTACATATGTTTTTCTAAACCTGAGGCAAATTGTATGCCATCATGTTTAACTTTTTTAGATCTTACCGGACCTTTCTTTCGTTTAAACCGGCGCGACATGATCGTCCCAGTCTAGTTGTGCTGCGTTAGAAGGATGTGGTGGTCTAAAGCTAGCTTTATTAGCTTCAGCTATAGATTCATCAGCTATCTTATCACTAAGCTCTTCTTTAGCAGCTTGAATATATAGAATAGCATCCATTAACTCTTCTTGTACATCATTAAGATAACCAGCTAGATCTTTATGTCCACCAGTTCTTTCATCGTGTAATGTTCTACCATACTTAGCATAGCCAACATCTGATCTTGTAACGAACTTATCGCATACTCTCTCTACAACAGGATCTCTAAATAATATAGTCTTACTTTTCATCTTTAACAAATGTTCCGTTAACCATTTTACCAGTTCTTTTAGATATAACCTTGTATGCAGCATCGATACACTCTTCAATAGTTGTACCGCCAAGATGAGCCATATTAGTTAATACTACAACCATATCGCCAATAGCATCTACAAACTCTTCATCATCATTTTTAAGTACAGCTCTACCTAATTCACCAGCTTCTTCCATAAGCTTACAGAACTGAGTTTTAGTATCGCCTTTAGTATAAAGACCTCTTTCACCTGCCCAGTCTCTTATCTTTTGAAACCTTTCACTTTCAGATGAATCATATCTCCAGTTACCATTGCCATTAGCTCTAGTAGTTAAAGTATCTAAATAAGCTTGGTAAGCATCTTTACCAAATGGAAATCTTTCAGCTTCTGTAGCGTGATCTTTAACTTGAAAGTACTTAGCAAATGCTTTATTATATATGTAAGATCTTTCTGTAGTGTACATGGATGTCTTAACATTATCCATTATCCAAGCAATTGTATCCATGTTGATTTCAAATTCACCATGCATTGTTTCCCATGTTTTACCCATCATATCCATTAATCTTCCTTTTAATTTAGATACTGGTACTGGAAATGTGCTTGTCTGCTCTGTTGCGTTTATATACATTTTATTTTGGTTTTTTGGTTTATTAATATACAAATCTTTGTATTTTTGTCTGTCAACCCTATAGCCGTAAGACTGTTGAAGTTCTAACTCGCGGTCGGATATATAATCTATATCTGTACTTTGTTCTAGAACTTCTACTTCGTCTAAGCTGTAACCTTGTTGGTCGACAACTCTGGATATAAGATCACGTGTAACACCTATTTTTTTACCCGGTATATGGTATAAATAATAATTAATTTTATCCATATGTTCTAGCTCTTGATGTTAATGTATTTTGTTCTGGTAATTGATCTTCATATAAGTGTAAGTTATGTGCAAAATGATAGTATTCACCCATTGCATAACCTGTTCTCTTAGACACTAGTTCTTGTAGCTTACTGAAACAATATTGATCAATACAGAAACCGAACCAGAGATCATTAGATCGCATCGTAACACACATATTAAGCTTGTTATCTACAACTGTAAACTGTACAGCATACGTGCAGGGTGTATCATACTTATAGTTAGATATTTCCTTGCCATCATATATAGATATTGCAGCTTGTCTAGTATTAGGATTATTCTTTAACATAGCTACAACTCTATCTAATTGATAGCCTCTTTCCCATTGCGCGCCATAGTTAGAATTAACCTTACCATTTTCATCAGCCATCTTTTGCCATATCTGAGGTATCTTACCATATATACTACCAAGAGTATCTATTGTAGGCTCACCAGATAAATACCATTGCCATTCAGCTTCAGCATATTCAACGTTAAAGTTTCTAGCTTCATTAGTTATCATACGATCTAAAGGATTTTCAATAGTAAAACCTTGGTTAAACATTGCCATCGTGTTATCAAACTTATTACCTTCATGTGGTATTACACCATAGTAAAAGTTAAAAGCTTCATTTGCGTTTTTAAATTTATATTCTATCATATGTTTATTATCCCTTACCTTTCGTATTTAGTTTGTAATAATGTCTATACATTTCAAATAACTTAGGTAGTATTTCATGTTTTTTATATTCGCCTGGGCTAATCATTTCTTTGTTATTAGCTACAATCCTTATTTTCCAATTTTGATTTTTAAAACCTTCAGCAGCTGCTAGCATACCTATTTTTATTCCGTGGTTTATACACCAACTGTATGCAGCTTGATCTTCTTTAGTTCTCTTATATGGATCAGGTTGTACGCATTTATCAACTAGTCCCAAGGCATTTTCTCATCTAAGTCAGGCATCTCATGTGGAACAAAGCAACCAGACTTTGGTTCCCAAGTAAAATGGGCTTCAGCTCCGTTCTCACCTAAGTTTTGAAACTTACATTTCAATACCTTAACTTTTGTGGTTTTGTTTTCGTAGTTCCTATGAACTAATAAGCCGTGGTAACTAGCATCATACCATTCACCACCACCTTTTATATTATACATCGTTGGCTCTTCAATCTTACCGTCTTGCGTCTTATACATTTTAGTTGGATGTGCAACTATAAATACTAACACATCATACTTCTTAGCAAACGTTTCGATCTTAGTTAGATATTCCATTGTGTAACGATTTATGTCCTCTGTCTTACAATCAACGTCTCTAACCTTATTAAATGGATCTATAACTAAACATTTAATACCTTTACGTTTAACTAGCTCAGCACCTTTACGTAATACAGACTCCAATGTATAACGTTCCATATCGATAAAGAAAAAGTTATCGTTAACATGAGTTGCAACTTGATTCCATTTGTCTCCACCAATATGGCCTTTGTTAGGCATATCACCCCATACTTTACGCATTAACTTATGTGCATGTAAAAAGGTAGGAGCATTTTCAGGAGATGCAAATGCTGTTTTCCATTCATACTCTTTATTGTAACCTACAACCATTTGATCTACAAAGTCTGACTTACCTGAACTAGGTATACCTGTAACAGTTATAAACTGTTTTGTATACGTAGAAAATATATTATCAAAGTTAGGTAAACCAATTTGAAAACCACGTTTAAAACCATTACGAACAAAATCTGTAACTTCATCTTCAATATCTTTAAATGTTGTAACGTTTTCTAATGGCACAGGTCTTGCATCTAAGACCCTAGACTTGAGCTCTGACGCATTATATTTAATTAGATATTCATTTGCATCTTTGCAATCATCAAATGATGCTAGATAACAAACCTCAGCACCAAGACGCCTTACAAGCTCTGTTTGTAATGCTAAACCTGGTGGATCATTATCTACTGCAATGATTATCTTTTCTTTATCGTCAAAGTAATCAATACAATTATCTAAGTAATCTAAGTTATTGCTATTTAGTGTAGCTCCATTTGGAACTGATATAGCATTTGTAATACCAGCTTCATGCAAAGCTAATACGTCCATTTCACCTTCAACTATAATACATGTATCGTGTCCTACAGTGTTATCTATATTGTAAAATACTTTTTCTGCTCCTTTATATAGCTTAAAGTTTTTACGACCATCTCTATATTTAACATTTGTAAGTATTCCACCTACAAAATAATTAAACTGAATAGTATTCTCGGGTTTACCGGTCTGTGGCATAAACTCTTGACCAACACTTACTTCAACATCTTTTAATGTTTGTTCAGATATACCTCTTGTTTTAAACCACTCTACAATCTTATTATCTAAGTTTCCAACAGTAGTTTTTTCAGGCACTACATAATCACGTTCAGCTTTGCCTTTACGTTTAAATGTATGTAGTTGAAAAGTTTTATCACAGTTATGGCAAGTACCGATACCACGACCCCAATCATAAGAAGAGCATTTAGCTTTCTTATTCTCAGGTTTCCTAGAAGACGAACACAGGGGACAAATCCCCTGCGTTTTACCTACTTCTAAGCCGTGCTGATTAAAAGTTTCAATTAAGAAACCATTTATTTCTTTATCTTCGACTTGCATTTATTTGATTTAATTAAAATGGTAAATCAGGATCAGCAGCTACTGCTTGTGGTTTATTGTTTTGTGGCTGTTGCTGTTGACCTCCGCCTTCGTAAGGTATTTTTTCAGGAAATGTCCCATTAGTCCATAAGACTTTTACATTACCAAGATACGTTTTAGCTACTTTAGCTTCTCTTTCTTCTTTCGACTGCTCTATACATACAGGACCTTGATTACCAAACTGATCTGGTTCATCATTTACTGTAATCGTAATAGGTAGGTATTTACCTTTCTTGCCTTCGATTATTTTTGATTTATCAATTGCATTTAAATTGATACTTGCTTTTATTATTCCTGCCATATTATAGGGTTTTATTTATAAAGTAATTATTAGGATCGAAATCCTTATTGTTAAAGAACAGATCGTATATTTCAGATGCTTTTTCTACCTTTTCAAAACCTGTTTTGTAAAAGTTATCTGAGCAATCATATATACCGATTTGTCCTGTGTTCTTATCTATAGCCATAAACATCATATCATAGCCAAATAAGTTCTTATATACATAAGCTTGTGAATCATAGTTGTATTTTTTAGCTGACCAATGAAACTTTTCTAAGTCTGCAGTAGTCTTTAAATCAACAACTAATTTTTCACTGTGGTTAACAATATCAGCTTTACCTTTCCACCAGTTACCTGCTAATTCGCAGACACCAGGAACTTCAAACTCATTGCCTTCAGCATGTATAAGATCACGACAAACTTTATTGTTCATCATCTTCTCAACTAATGCTTCGACCTTGTCAACCTCATGTTGTAGTAAACAAACTTCTCCGTTTGTTATTTCTTTGTATGCTTTTGTATTACGTGAGCTAGCTTCTACTATTTTAAAATTCTTAATCTTGTCTGGTTCAAGAATAGCAGTATGGAAGTAGCCTCCGATAAGAAAGTGAGGAGCTGATTCAGATGGCTTTTTAAAATCAAGTGGATTTGTCATCAGTGTTCTTATATCTGAATTAGATATAAACTGTCTGCCAAACTCACCATAATAATCATCATCGTTCTTCAGCCTCTCTAGTATTTCTTTTTTATTTTTCATAATGTAGCTAATTCTTTCTCTTGCTCTTTTGTTAATTTATATTTAGATTTTATAGCATCTAATTTACCGCCGCTTTTAACGTATTCTTTAGCTTTAAGTAATTGAGCTGTTGATATAGCTGCTTGAGTAATAGTTTGTTTTTTACCATGACTATTAGTTGCATCAGCGTCTTGTGTGTCATCAATTAAAAACAAATTACCTAATGCATATTTCTTACCATAAGAACTTGCTGCACCGTATCTCTGTGGCATTTGCATACCTTTCTGATCTAAATCAACACCAACTACAGCTTGAGATTTAATCTCAGCCTTACCATCTGATATTAATGCAGTAACTTGCATAACAGCTGGATCGAATGATATTAACTCTTCATTAATAGTTACAGTCACATCTAACTCCTTTAAAAAGGGTTTTGTAGCTTCTAGGATGTCTTCAGCAGACCTGAAATAGTACTTGCCGAAAGAGTTAAATCTTGATTTCTTTGATTTAAACTCTGTTTGAATTTTGGTTAATTTTTGGTTTATTGTCATATATATATAATTACATATTTATTTGTTAATTTACAGATAATCAATCACTTGCGAGTGATCTACATTATCTATTAACTTGTTTACTGCTTGCTTTTTAAGCTCTGATACTCTTACATATGCAGATACCCCTTTAATTTCTAAACCTGCTGCTATATCATTAGCAGACCACTTTTTTCCATCAAGGCCATAGCTTTTATTTAAAACAAATACTTCGTCAGAAGTTAGATGTTTATTTAATAAACTTAATATATAAGCATTAAGCAGTGTTTCATTGTAAGGATCTGATTTATCAGGTATTTGATAAACCATATCTTCATCTGATGGATTAGCATCGATACTTAAGAATATGCTATTAAAAAACATAGCAACCATCTTTTTATCTTTACCACCATCTTTACGCATTTCATTTAGCTTATGCTCAGGTATACGCATTGTACCTCTATTTATATCAATAGCTCTACGTATTCCACCTCTTATTCTTTTAGCTAAAAATGATTTTAAAGTTTTTTCAATATCTTCAGATTCAAATAATCTAGTTCTATCTATTTTATCTACAGCTTTACATAATTGTAAACTACCTTCTTGTATTATATCGTTTATAGACATAACACCTGAAGCTTCTTGCGATGTAGCAAACTTTCTTGATATATTTTCTACTAAAGGTAAGAATATTACTTTAAGTTCTTCAGGCTTATAATCAACAAATCTTTTTGATTTAACTGCTTCAATAACTCTTTTAACATCTTCTTTATACCTAACGTAGTTTTTTACATTATATTTTTTCATGTTGTCTATTTAATAATTCTTTTTCTCTTTTAAGTTCTTCACCCATGTTTCTATGTATTGTTCTTTGTGAGCATTTTAAAACTTCAGCTAATTTAGCTATTGTAATTTTACTTTGCTCATGTATGTATAGCATTGCATCGTATATATCATCTTCTTTAATGCTTTTACCTTTACCAGCTATTGTACCTACAATGCTTAGTTTCTCACTAGTACTTAAACCTGTACCATCTTTAAATACTATTTTACGTAATCTATTTTTAGGTGGTCGATCAAGATCTTCCATATACACTTCATAGATCATATTGTTTAGTATTTGTTCAGGTACTTCAAAAGTAATAAATCCATTGTTTTCATAACATATATACTCAGATAGGTTTCTAAATTCATCCATAGTTAATTTAGGATTTAGATACCATAAGGTTAATAGATGCCATTTTAAAGACTTATAACTATTAATCTTAGCTTTAGTATTAAACAATGAATAGTAATCGTATGTACCTTCTTCATAATGCCAACCCCAACCATAAGTCGATGTTGGTGTATCAGAAGAATACTTACGATATATTACTCTGTTTTGGTTTAGATATTTTAAATTACGGTGTGACATTAGCCCCTTACTCTATATCCTTAGAGCCTATTGTCACAGTCATATCACCCTGCAATGTTTTAAAAATCATATCTTCGGCTTCCATATATTCTTGAAAAGAATCAAATATTGGTTTTGTTTTGTTTGTCATAAATTTCTTAAATGTTCTTTATATTTTAATAATTGTTTTCTTTTTTCTAAGTTTACTTTTCCAGTTGCTATAGCATCTTCAAATATTTCATTACTTAATTCAGCCATACGATGTGTCACATATTTCCTATGTGATAGACATCTACGTTTTTTCATTAGTTCTTTCATCTTTCCCAACTATATTTAGTTTTGTCTCTTATTTTATTTAGCTTATCAATTAGTTTGTAAGCAACGTCTTCGCTGATCTCATCAGCATAAAACATATCATATATTAATCTTCTCATTGTATTATTCCTTGTTTTAATAAGTTTTGTGCTGTTCTACCAAACCAGCCTTGCAATTTATATGCAAGACCAGTATCGTGTAAATGCTGCCAAGCATCTATTACTTGTTCTTCTGATTCAGCTGGTATAAAACCTTCAGCTAAACCCGTTGCTTCATAATCATTCATAGTTACGTATTGCTTTATAGTGTGGATGTCTGTAACTACCTGCTTTAGTTCGTTCAAAGTATGTGAATGTAGCATACTGACCGATGTAGTCGTGTATATTTTCTAGCATATTAGCTAAGTCTTTGTAGTTGTAGCCTTTACCTGGAGGACAACCGAATTCATTACCTTCATAATCTTGCATAATGAACTTACCTAGTGTACCTTCACGCTTACCTTTACCTATTTCATAGCCAATAATTGTAGCTTCTGCATCGTGAAAGTCTTTAAACTTCATAAGATCCCATGATCTTGTACCTTTGTACTTGCCAGATGGTGTTCTGTATATAGAGCCTTCGTAACCTAGTTTAAGGTTTTTAGCATGAAACCTTTGTGCATCGTCAAAATCTGTAGCTAATCTAGTAGAAGTAACTTCTAGTATAGAGCTGTTTCTAAACAATGGTTCAGCTAGTAAGAATAAGTTTCTGTCCGTATAAGTGCCTATTGTCATACTAGCTACATCATACATATGGTATTGTACTAGTTCTTTAGCTTCAGCTCTATCAGCATCTGTTGGTTTTCTTTTCTTAACAAGAGATATAATCTTTTCAAAGTCATCTTTTAGACCGTGGTTATATAATTCGCCGTCAAGAATAGCTGTAGGATTTTTTGCAAAGAAAGGCTTTAAAGCTTGTTCAATGTGTTCTACATTCATAAACTGATTATTAGCACGAGAGAACGCGCCTTTGGCAGTAAATAGACAACGTACGCCGTCTAGTTTTGGTTGTATAAATGCAGGGTAATCTGCTTTATCTTCATTGTATTTATGCGCTAGCATAGCTTTAATATTTTCCTGATCCGTCATTTAGTTTTTTATTTATTTTTTCAATTTTCTTTAGTATAATAGCTGCTTTTTCGTATTCTTCTTTATCTTCAAGAATCATCATAATAGTCTGCATTTTAGCTAGTTCACCTACTAACTTTTCTTCTTCGTTCATGCCGAAGTTATCAGTTACATCATTTATAACAAAACCATTTTCATATAGTTTTCTTACTTGATTATGATAATCTTCATCCATTTGTTCTTGCTTTTCAACTATTCTATCGAATATTAGATCAGCTAGCATTTGTATTTCTTTTTTTGTCATAATTATATTATCCGTTAGTTATCGTATTTAGTTTGTATTATACTGATTTTAGCTTTTTAAGTCTTTTATGCTTTTCTGCATTACTTAACTCATCCCAATCACTTGGTGGTTGCCAATCAGGTATACTAGCTCTCATTGTAGCAAAAGCTATTTTTTCTTGGTATTTGACGGCCATATCTGATAGCTCGTCACCTTGTTTAGTTGATAGATCCCCTAACAACATAAACGCTTTCATCATATTTATATTACTCATACCACGAAAAGCCCGTACCTTTTGAGTACGAGCCTGACATATGAGTAAGAGCAGTCATTTGATTAGTGTCACGGTTATCCATCCGATGGGAGTTCGACATTTGCCTATACGCTTTGTACCTCCATATCACACATATTATTTATTCGCTGAACATTTTCACATTATTCGTGGAAACTAAACTACTATTAACTAACTAACAGTTTCTTCAATTTCTTCGGCTTCTAAGCCATATTCATCTTTTAATTCTTGTATTTCAGCTGGCGTTAAGCCATAACCTTCTTCATCATTATTTTCAATAATGTCGTCGATAGTTTCACCAAAATGTTCAAGCATTGCATCATCCATGTATAAGTCATCCCATAGGTATTCATCCATATGTAATAGAGTTTCGCTACCGCCATTGTATTGTATTTCTTCCATAACAGCAGATGCTAGATCAGATTCATAATAGTATACGTTTTCACAGATGTTTATATCTTTTAAACTATGAGTCAATACCCATACATCATAGCCATCTACGGTGGATTCATTGTAGCAATACAAGTCACAGCCATCATTAAAGCTGTCAGTTATTGTTAAACCAAGAGCTTTCTTAGCTATTTTAATCATTTTTTCTTCAGTTAGTGTCATATTATTTAATTTAGTATTGAGACAGTTAGTAAAATTGTATAGATTAATAGCGCTAAAACTGCCAATATTAGCGCTAAATCTCTTTTATCTTTATGCATTTGACTTGTTGATTTGCTTTATTGTATATAATACAAGTCTTTTTAGTCTTTCAGCTCTGTTCCAGATTAACATTCTGTTGTTTCTTTCAAATTCAACTTTGTTACCATTCCAGTTTATAGACTTTTCAATTGTCTTATATTGTGGATTTAGTTGATAACAAGTATATATTCCACCATTTTTGTTTAGTATATTTTTTCTAATATAACCTGTTTTGTGTTCAGATATACAGTCACCTGTTGGTAATGTAAAGCAAGTTGTACCTCTTTTTATTTGAGATGGACTTGATGTATCTTTAGCACCTAGTGCTTTCAATGTTTCTAAAGCTAGTTTTTCTTCGTTCATATTTATTTATTTATTAGCCATTCACCCCATATAAGTTGTGACTGAGTAAGATCATGGTAAAATACATCGCCAAATGTGCAAACAGATCTTAGCTCATCAATAGTTAAGTCAGAGTAATTGTTTTTTTGTTTTAGTTTATCAAATAACCAGTTTACAGATTCATACTCTTTAGCATTTTCTTTCAATTTGGCTTTGATATGTGGTTTTAATTTATCGTATAACATATTTATATTATCTTATAGTGTTCGTATTTAGTTTGTAATTTGTTTTTTAGTCATAGTTTTAACCTTTTCTTTTAGCTCTTTTGATATTTGAGTATAAAAACCAGGTGCAAATATAGATGTTTTACCTTCTTTTTCCATCTGTAATATATCGCTTTCAACTTGAGCTACATAAAAAGTAAGTGCATCTATTATAAGATGTGACTCCATTCCGTTAAATTTCTTCATTATTTTAAGTTTTCTCGTCTATTTACTAAGTATTGTTCAAGTGCGTTGTAGAAATCTAATCTACTATTGTTTTCTCTAATACGTTTTACCTCGTTTAAAGGTATATCGTAATCACTTGACGTTTGTTTTAAAAAGTTTAATGAGTAGTTCATTATTTTAGTTCTTGTATTAGTTTATGTATAATTTTACCGTGATTTTCATGATAAAACTCGAACCATTCGTCTTCAAATAGCTCTAAACCTGCTTCAGTTAAGTATTCTGTTGAGTCAAATACATAGTGTTTATTCATTTCATCACAAACTGCTTGAAATATTAAGTCATAAATGTGGCCATCTAGATCTTCTATTATATTTTTAACAGTTTGATCTACCATTGCATGCTCAAAAGGATTTTTGTGTCGAAGTTGATGTTCAGCTATTGCTTTAGCTGTAGACTCACTACATGGATGAGTTCTGTTGTCTTTAACTTTCTCAATTTGAATATCTAAAGCTCTTTGATACTCTTTTGATTGTCTAATCTCGTTTAGTGTTCTTTGTTTCATATTAGTTTATTTTATCTACCACGAAAAGCCCATACCGGTTAAGTATGAGCTATAATTCGTCAGTTGTTTGTCAACTTGTTACGTAAGTTAAACCTTTGTAGTTAAACCACGATGTTATGTCATCTGGTATACTATCTATAGTGTAACCTTTTAATAATTTGCCATCTAATCTAATTAGTGATCTGTCGCTTGGGTAAAATTTAATTGTTTTCATGTTATTATTATCTATTAGTGTTCGTATTTAATTTGTAATCTTGTATTAGTTTTCTTACTTCTGCACCTAGTTCTTGATTATTAGGATGTTTTATAGCTAGTTCTTTAACTACTAGTGCAAAAGTTGCTAGTAAAGATCTATTATCTTCTATTTGTTGTAAATCTTTATCCATAAAATCCCACTCTCTATCTCTATTCATTTTCTACACTTAAACTTATTATTAAATCACCTTCATATATTTTCTTAGCTTGCATTAGTGAGTATGTCCACTTTTGCCACTCTGTTCCACATTTCTGTGTCCAACCGTAGATACCATCTTGTATATCTTGAGCTATTGCTTCAATTTTTTGTTGTTCAGTCATTGTTTTTCTATTATTTTTTGTATATATTCTTCATTGTCTATTATGTCGACGGCTAAATCTAGCAAATCTCGCAAACCGTTTAACTCATACTCATTTAAGTTTTCTGTTTCGCCATTATTTATTGCTTGTACACAATCATTTAAATCTCTTGCAGTATTTTCAAACCTGCAGTAACTCATATTGCTCATTTCTTTTTAGTTTTTAATATGTTAATCTCACTTTTTAACTGGTGGATTTCAGTTTGACACTTTCTCATTTGTAGTTTATTACCCGTATCTTGGTAAAATTGATTCCATGAGTACAAATTTTGTAATGATTTAATCTTTTTTGCTATCATTATCTTTTATTTTAGTTATTAAATTGTGTATTTCATCATAATTGAAAGTAGAATACACCTTATCTACTTCTTTTTGTACGTATTCGTACGTAAATTCTTTCATTGAAACACCAAACAGTGAGACAACTAGATCGCGAGGTGAATAACCATAAGGAGATTTATGTTTATTGAAGATCATGAGTTTGATATTACCGTCACCGTAATTGATTGCTGTTAAGTTGTCTGTATTTATATATTTCATATTTATATTATCTTTTAAGTATTGTATTATTTTTGTATTAATTTTGAAAGTTTTATTATATTATTATATTGGTTTTGAGATATTTCTAAATTATCTAAAGCTCTATTAATATAACGCTTTGCAATTTCTTCGTCAACTTCTAAATAATCAATGTAAGTTTTACCTATGTGCTCATAAGATTTATCGTTACCGATAGTGGTTAATGAACATCCATTTATTATTTTAGCTTTACGTTGACTTGTTGAACCACCAGACATTGATCTTAGTATACCAAAACCTGCTCTTCGAGTAAGTTTACTAGCTTTGTCTGCATCTTCACGTGACATTACTTGAATAGTATTGCCAGTTTTATGATGGATAGTGTCAATACAACCGAGTTTTTCTTCAGTTGAACACTCGACACAGACGGTATAGCCAAGATCTAATCTTGCTTGTGGAATATTGTGGTTACATTTCATATATATATTATCTAACGGTGATTGTATTTATTTTGTATTATTTTAAATCTTCATTAGTCATTGGTTGAAATAATTCACTTCTCATATACTTTACTATTTTTATAGTCATTTCATTGAATAAATTCATATAAGCGTCATTAGTTTCTGGGAAGTTTTCATGTTCCTGTAGTTCATATTCTAGCTCATTAGCTAGTTTTTCATATAGTGAGTCAACTACTCTCACAGTAATTTCGTCTTTTTCTTCGTTAGTTATTTTCATATTATTTATTTATTAGTAAATCTTCAGTTTCATTTAATATATTTAAGTAGTATTCTGCATAAGTAGTATCCATACTTCCACTATTTAAATCTTCATATACCCAACTTTTAATGTATTGTACATTAGTAAGAGCTTCTTCAACTTTAGTTCCATCTTTTTTAGCTGTGTATCCAAGTAATCCACTTGCGATAACACTCATTGACATTATTATTTTATTCATATTATTTATATTTAGTTTTCTATCATTCCCATTATTATTGATAGAGTTGTTAAGGTTATAATTATTGTTATCATATTACTTGTACTTTATATATTACTTCTTCCATTACTATTCCTAGTTCTTCCATGAAATCTCTCATGTCGTCACAAATGTAGTTTTTATCATTAGTTAAATATAGTGGTTCTTCTATTTCACCATAGTATATTTCAAATTCATAGTTATCTATCATATTATTTATTTATTGTTTAAGACTACTTACGTAGTTTCGAGTATTAAACTCTCGTCAGTTAAACTTATTTTAATATCCCCATTTATCAACTTCAGATTCATAAGGTGGATTTAACCACTTTGGATTATTTACCATTTCATCATGACACCATTGTTTCTCGTTGTCACCAAGTTGTTCGTAGTGCATATCAAATTCTGACATTGCTACTTTATCTATTGTAGTATTTATATTATTCATAGTACTTGATTTAGTAGTTCATAAACATCATCTTGTTGAGTTTTGTTTAGTGTCATGAAAACACCATTAGCTTCACCAGGATAATTTAGAACATGGTTTATACATTGTTGAGTAAGTTCAGCTTGATTTACTGTTTGATTCATTTCATCAAAAGCTTTTGACCAAGACCAGTTTGAAGGATTATTTGGATTATACATAGTTATTTATTTTATTTAGTTATTAATTAGTTTGTGGTGAGTCAAGTGTTCGTTTTATTTAGAGACGCTAAAGTATGACTATCAACTACGTCTGTTGTTTATTATATTATCTTTTAAGTATTGTATTTAATTTGTATAAGCTGGACAGTTATTGTAGTTTTTATTTACATGCATTCCATATTTAGTTATAGATACTTTACTTGTAGTTTTACATGAAGTAGATAACATTGATAGTATTATTATTGAAATTACTATTGTTAAAGTACCGACATGAGTTGTATTTAGTTTATTCATTTTATTGTTTTTAAAAGGTGTATATTTATTTATTAGTTATTATTAGTTGTTAGGTCTAGCACTTGTTCTCTCATTAACTTACATAGTTAATATTATAAAAGTGTGACATTAGCTAGTTAAATAAGTAGAGTAACTACCTATTGTCACATATTACTCAGATACTAAATGATCTAAGATTTCACTGTATTCTCTACAGAATTTTGGAACAGTATTACTATTTGTATAAGATTTGTACTGTTGGAAACATGGCATACTTTCAAACTTTTCTTGAAATGTTGAATAGATTTCATCATGATCATAAGTAAATTTATAGCCTTTTTTGTTAGTGAAAGTGATTACAGTATTTGTACCGAGTAAAGACTTTCTGATTACAAATCTTTTAGTTGTTATTTTATTATTCATAGTTTATATTTATTTATTTATTTATATTTAGTTTAGTTATGTTATTATTATCTTTTGTAGTTTGTATTTTGTTTGTAATTAATTAGTTTGTATTTAGTTAATTATTTATTTAACTTATTTATTAAATATTTTAACGATTCTGATAAACCAAAGTCTGTTACGTTACCGTTTAAGTATTGGTTTAATTCGTCGATAGTTGCGAGTATTTCGATTTTAGTATTATTATTTATATTTTGCATAGTATTATTTTTATTTAGTTATTATTTATTTATTTATCTTATACTATTATTATCTTAACCACTCTGTATTATATTTGTATTAAATTTAGTTAGTTAATTGAAATGTCAAAGGCCTAATGGTATCGGAGGGGCCAGGGGTAAACGTCAAACGTATACGATATGGGGAATAAAACGAAGGGGGCCCATGAAATGAAAACGTAAAAGGTTATTGGCCTTGGTCGTAGGGGGGAGGGGGCAACACAAATAATATACACATCTAATATAATTAAAAAAGGTGACACTAGGTACCTAGTATATAGAGTAACAGGCTACTGTCACACTATTAATTCAGCTCGTTTATGTAAATTATTCAAAAAACATGTGAATAGCTATTAATATACGTATAAAAAGAATATTCATTTAAAAAAACATAATTATGCCAAGTTATAATCCAGATAAAGGAGCAGTAAAAGGTTTAGCTGACAGAGGAAGAGCTAAGATATTAGGACACATGGGTGGAAGAGGAGTAGGAAAGAAGATTAATTTTGATTCTTCTACAAATAAAGGAATTAAAGGGTTAGGTAATCCTGATGCAGAGGGTAAATACATTTAGATATGAAAAAGATGGACAAGTATGAGGATAAAAAAGCCTCAATGGACGATTACTCGCACGAAAGAAAACTAAGAATAGACGGTAGATATGAAGCTGCACATGGAAAGATGGCAGCAGCTAAAAACGATTTTGATCATGCACATGCTTTAAAGAAAGATGCACACTATGATGCTAAGAACAGAAGAGATAAGAATTATAGACATCCGATATTAAAACATAATCACTCTAAATAATAAACAAAATGAGTCTTGGAAAAAATTTATTAAAAAAAACAGGATCTAGCGGTGGTGGGCCAAATAATGGATTACCAGTAGGTAATAAACCCATTAAATCTATAACATCGACTGGAATCCCAACAAAGACAGATGTTTTAGCAGGTCAAAAAGAAGCATATCCTGGCATGAAGTTTGGCCCAAATCAAGTTAACGTAGCTAAAAACACTATAAGTTCACAAGGCGCTAAACCAGGTAGCCAAGTTACTACAACTAAAAATGTGAAAGTTACAGAAGGAGCAACAGGAGGTAAACAAACTACAGATCAAAATGCTTACATGTCTGGTTTAGCTAAAAGATTTCCAGGTGCATCAGGTGAAGAATTAGCTAAAAAAATACCAGGTAGTAAAGGGAGTTATATTTCTTCAAGTATGATTGATAAGTATAATAAAAGTTATTATACACCTAAAACAGTAACTACTGGTACTCCTGGAGCAGAAGCAGTGGTATCTGCACCAATAGAATTAGATAATGAAGCAGAAAAACAAACTACTGGTGAAAACACTGTAGAAACAAAGACAACTCCAGATGATAAGACAACTAAAGATAATAAACTTGGTAACTTGCCAATTGGTTCTGCAAATATTACCAAAGGAGGCACTGGCAGGAAAGCTAGTAATCCTATAAATCCTGTATCTTTAGCAAGTGACGCTTCTACAAGCAAAGATTTTAATCTAAAGCTTAACAATCAAGCTGTTAATAAAGCTTAAAAAAAATTAAAATGGCAATAATATATACATATCCAAAACTTAATAATCCTCAAGGTAACGAATTAGTAGTTGTATCTGATGTAAATAACAAAAATTCAACTAGATTAATTACATTACAGTCAATAGCATCGTTAATTCCTTCAGGAGGAGATGGATGTAGTAATGCCATAAGTGGTATTCAGACACCAGTAGGAACATACAACGCTAATTTATGCACAACAACTTCTTTCACCTCTTCAGGTGGAAGTGTTTCAATAAGTAACACTACTGAAGGCGTTAATTTTGAAACTAACTGTATAAATAACTATGTTTTAAAACCTGTAATTTGTCAAGGAGCACAATGCAATGCATCTACAGCATCTGAAACTTGGTTATTTAGCTGTGATTCTTCATTGAGTCAATATGCTGGAATAAATACTCCTGTTATTTTAGAAAATAACGGATCAATAGTACCACATTCACAAAATTTAGACCCAAATAGTCCTACTAATTGTTTTTATGTAGAATTATGGAGTCCAACTGTTTCTTTAGCTAGTACTTGTCAGTCTTGCTGCAACGGGACTCCAGCAGAATTAAAATGTTTATACACTAAATGCTCTGGTGGAGATCCAAACATGCCAGATAATTTAACTTTTGATAAAGTTAATGATGCTTGTACTACAGGTGTTATATATGCAACTCAAACTGCTAGTAACTATTCTTCTTGTTATACCTACCTTAGTGAGGTTGATGCTCCAGCAAGCACTGGTTACACTTTTATTTCAGCAACAGATTGCAACCAAGCTCCTTGTATATCTACACCACAAGAGAAAACTTGGTTTAGATGTGAAAATAGTTGTGATTTTGGTACGCTACCAGAAACAGTTTACGGAAATCAAATAAACGGGGACGGATTAGTAGTTCTTGGAAATGGTGTTAACGAAGCTTGTTATACGCTTAATGGAACTAGTGACAATGTTCAAACTCCTGGTATAATTCAAATATCAGTTAACAATGGATTAGATTGCAATACTAGTGTTGAACAAGGTGTTTGTAAAGCTTCTTTATATCACTTTGTTAAGTGTGCTGATGCTTCTTGCACCGGTGATGCTGCTAGCGTAACAAACGTATATGCAACATCTAATTTTGGTCTAAGTACTGAAGAAGTTATTTTATTTGAATTTGACGACAGATCATCTTGTTGTTATGTTCTACAGTCAGAGCAAGTGTGCCAAAAAGTTACTCAAGGTATAAACTTTTCAACCGCTACAAAAGTTGAAGGTTTAGATCCGTGTGCAAGTGAAGCTTGTGGCGAAACACCACCTCCAGCTGAAAAATGGGTGTACAACAGCTGTTCCGGCTGTGACCCAATAGTTTCAACTACTCCGTTGCATACGCCAGGAATTCATAACTCTTTATGGTGGAACTGCTGTTATTATTCTGTGCCAGCATCAGTTGAAGCAACAAGTGCTCCAGACTCTGGAATAACTATCGAACAAGTTATAAAAAGTGATTTAAATTGTGAGTCACTATTAGCAAATAATCAAATAGAGTGGAGTAAATGTGGTGATACAAATACTAAAATATACACTGACTGTTGTAATATTAATGAAGATTTACACTTAGGCTTTGTTGCAAAAGGTTTTAGTGGACCAGATGGTTGTTATGAGATAACAAGTCTAAATAAAGAGCAAGACACTTCACCATGTGATAATATTACCGAAACAACTTGCGCAGATGAAGATTGTACTGTACAAGAGTTTAAATGGCAAACAAGACTTTGTGATACAGAAATATTTACAGATGTAAGTACAGATTATACTGGTGATGCAGATAATTTAAATGAAATTTATACATTTGAAGGTGCAGATAATTGTTTTCAAATTCAAAAAGTAATTGGAACTGCAACTGGTGCTGCTGGTCCAACTATTATATCTGGACCATATAGTAGCACGGTAGATGAAACCGCTTGTGAATGTTGCAATAATAAAAACCATCATAGATATAGTAAATGCCAGGTAAGTGAACCTTTATCAGGATGTGCAAATTTAGATCCAGTAATTGTATTGGATATTGCTAATCCACCAAACGTTATACTTGTCGAACAAACTGAAACAGGCGATACTTGTTGTTATGAACTAGAAGGCAGTACTTGTGAAAATGCAACAGTTGGTTATACATCAATAGATACACCCAAAGATTGTAAAGATGCGAAGTGTGTAGAACCAGTTAATAACTATCTTCTTAAACAATGTCTTGACTCCACTTTGTCCGGATGCGAAGAAATGCCATCAAACGTAATTGTTTCTATTGGTGCTCCACTAGGTAGTACAGTTATATTACGTGATGACAACACTAATCGTGAATGTTGTTACGTCGTTGATAGTACAACCACTAGTGCTCCTACCGGAGGTTATACTATTCTACAATCTGTTAGTGATTGTGCGAGTGAACAATGTTTAGAAGCTCCAGTAGATATTGTTAAGCAATATACTAAATGCCAGCAAACAATAGAAGAAGGATCTGCATCTTGTAATCTAATGGCTCAAAATGTTAACATAAACATTGGACAAGGTCCAGCACAAACCAACGTGATAATTAGAGATTCCGCCACTGGTAATCAATGTTGTTATGTATTAGTAGGTGATGCTGTAGAGCCAACTGAAAACCACGCAATAGTTAGCCCTATAAATGGCTGTGACGTAGAATCTTTAACCATAGCGAATTGTCTTGCTGAACGAAGTGGTGAACCACCAGTCTCTGGATGATAAAATTTAAATATTCTACAAACCGTAGAAAACCAAACTATCATGTGATAGTATAATAGTAACCATATAAAAAATAAACCATGACATTTTTATATACCAGCGGCTTTGCGGCCGCTACACAACCAGATCAGAGAGTGATTGACCTTTGGAAGTACATAACCAAGAAGAAAAATTGGAGAATTGTACAATTACCAAATGGGTTTTTTCAAACCGAATACTTGAATCCAGAAACTGAACAATGGACTGACGTAACTAGAAGAGAAACGATGGATGGAGCTGAAGCTGCCATTAACGGTTCTATAGAACATTATGTTAAAAAATTGGAGTTTTTAAAAGGACCAAAAGTAGTTAAAACTTTCGAGTAAAAATAAATATAATTTAATTTAATAAAATGAGTGAAACAATAGTTAAGCATTTAAACTTCGGTGATGATGCTAGAAATAAAATATTCTCAGGAATTGAAAAACTCACTAAAGCTGTTAGCTCCACATTAGGGGCTAGCGGCAAGTGTGTTATAATGGAGGATAATACGGGTAAACCAATAATAACCAAAGATGGTGTAACAGTTGCAGATACTATTACATTGTTAGACCCTGTTGAGAATATGGGTGCTAGACTCTTAAAAGAAGCAGCTCAAAGAACAGTTAAAGATGCAGGTGACGGAACAACAACAGCCACTATATTAGCAAAGTCTATATTGGATGAGGCTTACAAACACGAAAAAGCAGATACATTAAGAAATATTAAAGAAGGTATAAATCAAGGTGTAGAAAATGTTGTTAATTACTTACAGAAGAAAAGTAAAAAAGTTAGTGGTAAAAAAATTGATCAAGTTGCTACTATATCAGCTAACAACGATAGTACACTTGGAAAAATAATAGGTGAAGCATTTAGACTTGTAGATAGCACAGGTGTTGTAATGATGGAAACAAATGACGATACCACCACAGTAGTTGAAGTTGTAGACGGCGCTCAATATGAAAAAGGATTATTAAATACACATTTTGTAAATAATAAAGAAAAAAACTCTTGCGAACTAGATAACCCTTACATACTACTAATAGAAAATAGTATTGAAAACGTAAGACAGATACAAAGTGTTTTAGAATTTATAATAAGAACTAACAAAAGCTTATTAATAATAGGAGATGCTGAACCAACTGTAGTTTCTGCATTAGCTATGAACAGGGTAAAAGGTAATATAAAGGTCAACATAATAAATGCACCTACACACGGCGTAAACAAACAAGTAACATTAGAAGACTTAGCTTTGATTACAGGTGCTACTTTAATAAATGAAGACCTAGGTGACGATATGGATATGCTCACTGAAGAACATTTAGGTAGATGTAAAAAATCTACAACTACTCAAAGCGAGACTATACTACAGCTTGAAGATTTTAATGATGAGATTGAAAAAGTTATAGAAAGTATAAAAGACAAGTTGAAAAAGGAGAATAATCCAAATAAGATAGTTGCTTTAGAAAAAAGATTAGCTAGATTATCAGGTAAGGTAGCGGTTGTAAAAGTAGGAGCTAACTCAGAAGTAGAATTAAAAGAAAAAAGAGATAGAGTTGAAGATGCTATTTGTGCTACAAAAGCCGCTATAAAAGAAGGTATAGTACCAGGTGGTGGGATTGCTTTGTTGAATGCAGCAAACAATCTTGAACCTAACAATATAGGAGAAGAAGTTCTATATAGTGCTATTAAAAAACCTTTTTTAGTTATATTAGAAAATGCTGGTATAACTGATTATAGTGCTCCAGATAACGAAGGCGAAGGTTTAAACGTGGTTACAGGAAAAACGGTGGATATGGTAAAAGCCGGAATAATAGATCCTTTACTCGTTACAAAAAGCGCTTTACAAAACGCGGCTTCTGTGGCTACAACTATATTATCTACTGATTGTGTAATTAATAATTTAAGAGCAAATGAAAGCGGTAGGTAAATATATAGTTATAACAGATGTTGAAGAAAAAACAAAAGAAACTAAAGGTGGTTTACTTTTGTCATCTAAACAAAGAGAAGATATTAGATACAGACAAGCTGTGGTGCTTGAAATAGGTGCCGAAGTTGTAGGTATTAAAAAAGATGATAAAATTTATTTTGATCGTCATGCTGGTTTTGATATAGAGATAGACAGTGATATATACAAGGTAATTAAAGATTCTGATGTTGTTATAGTAATATGAGGCTAACATCATCTGATCTAAGAGATTTAAATATACTTAAACATTATAGGATAATACGTAAATGGGCTTGTAAAACAAACAAGCTAAATGATGCGGATCTAGAGCTTTTAATTTATTTAGACTCGTTAAAGTTATTTACAAAACATGATTTTAAACAAGGTACGTACTCCTACAGCTGGGATAATAGGCGCTGGAACAGATTGTTAAAGAGTGGTTGGGTAGTAGTTTGGAGAAAACGAAATAGAACAACACAGAAATACAATATTTATAAAGTATCCGTAAAGTGTAAACAGCTAATAAGTCGTATGTACCGTATTATGTTAGGCGAAGAAGACATGCCTATTAATAAATTAAAAAACAACTATATGGATGTAGTTTTAAAAACTTCCATATTAAACGTAAACAAAGATAAAACAAGATAATTATGGCAATGATAACTCAAGTTAATGGTAAAACATTAAACACTATTGACCAGGGATATGTAACTGGACAAAAACCTGTACCAGCTGGACTTAGTTCTGCTGATAGTGCTCAAATATCTGGTATTGCCGGAAATATAAGCGCAGCACCAGGTGTTACGGGTGGAGTTGACCCAAGCACAAATGTTGTTGTACCTGGAAATACTCCAGTTGGACTAGGAGACATTAATCAACTAACTTAATTAAAACAAAATGCCAGAATACGGAAAAAAGCAAATTCCAGCAGGAATGAAAAAAAATTGTAATCCTAATTACTTTAAACCAATGGGTGAAAGATCTATGGAGTCTAGAATGACTACAGTTAAAACAGATTTGAAAATTGAAAACATTGAATACAAGGGTAACGCTGTAATTAGAGCAAATAAAGGGTAGTGGGAGACATTAAATTATACTTATTAAATGCGGGAGCATTTGGTATAACGATGATGGATTGGCTAGAGCCTGCATTAAAAATAATGTTGCTTATTTTAACAATTGGTTATACTGTTCATAAATGGGCATTAATAAACAAGAAAAAATAACTCATGAGAAGTATAAATGAAATCATAATACACTGCTCCGCTACTAGAGAAGGTCAAGACATTCCAGTAGAAACTATTAAGAAATGGCATACTGAAGATAGAGGATGGACAGATATAGGTTACCATTTCTATATAGAACTAGACGGCACTATCAAAAAAGGTAGAGATATAGATAAATCAGGGGCTCATTGCAAAGGGCACAATAGAAATTCAATAGGCGTGTGTTATTGCGGAGGCGTAGAAGCTGATGGTAAGACACCGAAGGATACTAGAACACAAACACAAAAAGAAAGTCTGTTACACGTTCTTAAAACACTAAAAGCGATGTATCCAGATGCTACTATTTATTCACACAATGAGTTTGCTAATAAAGCATGCCCATCGTTCGATGCAACTAAAGAATATGAAAATATCTGAAAACACTGAGTTTAAAATTGATGTAAAAACTGTAATTGGAATAATAATGCTAACTACAACTTTAGTCGGTATGTATTATACCTTGCAGGATGATATAGAGTTAGCTAAGAACTTACCACCAGTAGAAGTAGGTAGATTAGAGTATGAGTTAAAAGAAGAGTGGAACCACGAAAACATTGAAGACATACTTGAGAGAGTTAACATGCTAGAGCAAGTTGACGATGTAATTTTTGAAGAAATAGATGTATTATCTAGTCTAGTTAAAGATGGAACAGAGAGTGATGGCAAGCTTCAAGAACTTCAAAAAAGGTTAGAAGATCTTCAAAAAAGAAAACCAACTGTAATAGTTAAAGAAATTGAAGTAAATAAAAAACGTAGATAATGGCTAAAAAGAAAACTAAAAGAGGAAGTTCTTGTTGGAAAGGTTATAAAGCTGATGGTAAAAAGCCATCGCCAAGTGGTAAAAAAGACAAAAACGGCAAACCTAAAATGGTTAATAACTGCGTTAAGATTAAGAAAAAATAATGGCAATAAGAAAAACTACAAAAGGAAAAGGTCGTAATTTTAGAAGTACAGAAGAAGGTGCTGGTATGACGTCTAAAGGTGTTAAAGCTTATAGAAAAGCTAATCCTGGTAGTAAACTTAAAACTGCTGTAACTGGAAAAGTTAAAAAAGGCAGTAAGGCTGCTAAACGTAGAAAAGCTTTTTGTGCTAGATCTAAAGGTTGGAAAGGCGAAAGAGGTTTAGCTGCTAGAAGAAGATGGAAATGTTAAAACAAAATAAAGATGGCATACGGTAAGAAAAAAATGACTAAAAAAACCACCAAAAAAAAGGTTGTAAAATCAAAGTCTAAAAAATCCAAAAAATAATTTAACAATATAATATAGAATGGAATCAAATCAATCAAAGGGTTTAGGAGACTCAATAGAAAAGTTTACAACAGCTACTGGTATAAAAAAATTAGCAGATAAAATACCAGGAGGTTGTGGGTGTAAGGCTAGAAAAGAGAAACTAAACCAAATGTTTCCTTATGGAGAAAAAGAAAAAACAAAAAAAGAAGTTTAACGAAACTAAGGTAGGTGTTTTTTTAAAAGAAAAAGCCCCTAGCATTATAGATAAATTAGGTGATTTTTTGCCTGATCAAGGTGGTCTTGGAATTGTAAAAAATATTATTACAAGCGATTCTAGTATAAAACCAGTAGATAAAGAAATGGCTTTAAATCTTTTAGAACAAGACATAGCTGAAATGAACAATATTTCTAGTCGCTGGAAAAGTGACATGAGTTCAGACTCTTGGTTAAGTAAAAACACTCGTCCACTCACATTAATTTATCTCACTTTATCAATGACAATTTTAATGGTGCTAGATTCAACTGTTATATTAGATATAAACAGTGGTTGGGTGTCGTTACTTGAAGCTTTATTAATAACAGTTTATGTAGCATACTTCGGAAGTCGTGGTGCTGAAAAAATAACAAAAATAAAAAAATAAAATGGCAACCGTATATAATACAAAAGATATTAGAGGATTAAAAGGAAATGAAAATGCTGAACCAAGAATACTTGCTCACGATGCCCTTGACTTAGGTCGAAATGGGATTATTCAAGAAAGAATTCCTGGTACAGAAGTAGTAGGGTGCACACTTTATGTAGGTGGTACTTTTGACACAATAGCAGTAACTCTTGAAGGCAGTAAAGAGCAAACATTCTTGAGAGGAATAACACCAGGTTCTTTTTTACCTATATTAATTATAGCTGTAGATGGTGTATTTGATGAAAACGGAGAGCCAATTGTAGAATTTAGTCCAGGTGAATTAGTAGCTTTGTATTAAAATATGAAGATTGGAATAGGGATACCAATCCCATGTTTATCTAATCTACCTGGAGCATCAAGACCCGGTAGTGGCGGAGGCGGGGGTGGTGCTTGGACAAATACAAAGAGTTTATCTTTAGATGGAAATAATAGTTATGCCTCTGTTGCTTTGGGCAGTGGTTGGGCAGGTGCTTTTAGTTTTACAGCTTGGGTCTATGTGCCTGATTTAGTAGGTTACAAATCAATCTATGTAGGAAGTCAAAATGTAAATGGCTCACCATGGTTTACAATATACAACGGAATTATAAGGTATTTTACTGGCTCTGCATTCACTAGTTCGGTAAGCACAATAACTGCTAATAACTGGCATCTCGTTTCCGTAACTAGAGATACAAGTTTTAATTTAAAATTTTACATAGATGGAATTGATGCTGGTTTTTCTGGTGGTAGCACTTCAAATAATGTTCAATATCCAGCCTCCACTGCGTACATTGGTGTTTGGGCTCTTAACTTAAACACCACATTCAAAGGACAGATGGACGAACTTGCTTTTTTTGATTATGAATTAGATGGACCTCAAATGCTTGATGTTTACAACGGTGGCGTAGCTAAAGACGTCAGTGACTTAAGCCCTGTAAATTATTGGAGATTTGAAAACAACGGAAATGATTCAGGCTCAAGAAATAATCCCATAACTCTAGTTAACGGAGCTACATTTTCAACAAACATACCTGCCTAATATAGGTTCCTTAATTAGTTAACATGCATAGCAATTTAATAAAAAACACTGTTTATACTTTTAGAAATGTTAATTCTAGATCTCCAATTCCACCTGGTCCAAGACCTATAAATAATAAAATAATTCAGGAGTCGGGACCAATACCTGTTTTTATATTGCTAGAAAATAGCTCCACTGAAACAATAATACAAGAATAATGGCTAATAAAAAAATATCACAATTTACATCTGAAACTGATATAACTAAAATAGAAGGTTTGGCTGGTTATAATCTTACTGACAATGTTAAAATTAGTGGTTCGGAATTAATAACCTCTTTAATAGATAACGGACTTGGCGGTATACCAGGACCTCCTGGAGAGCAAGGAGAACAAGGTATTCAAGGTGTTTCAGGAATTCAAGGTATTCAAGGTGAACAGGGAGAACAAGGTGTTCCAGGTGAACAGGGTGAAAGAGGTTTACAAGGTGTTCCAGGTGAACAAGGTGACGAAGGACAACCAGGTAGAGACGGTACAAATGGAGCTAATGGAGCTCAAGGCGAACCAGGCAGAGATGGTGTAAACGGTACTAATGGAGCCCCAGGTGCTCAAGGCGAGCGAGGCGAACAGGGCGAACAGGGCGAACAAGGCGAGCCAGGCAGAGATGGTACTAACGGAACGAACGGTGCTAATGGATCTCCAGGAGAACCCGGACCCGCAGGTAGAGACGGCACTAATGGAGCTCAAGGAATACAGGGTGAACCAGGAGCAAACGGAGCAAACGGAGCTGATGGTAGAGATGGTGCTGATGGAGCACCAGGTGAACAGGGAGAACAAGGTGAAAGAGGTATTCAAGGTCCAGCTGGGACTAATGGAACAGATGGTAGAGATGGTGCTCAGGGAATACAAGGGGAACCTGGAGCAAATGGTACCAATGGTACTAATGGTTCTCAAGGAGAGCAAGGTGAGCAAGGTGAGCAAGGTGAGCAAGGCCAACAAGGTATTCAAGGTATTCAAGGGCAACAAGGCGCAACAGGTTCACAAGGACCACAAGGGCCTCAAGGGCCAGCAGGTGCCCAGGGCAATTCATTTATTGTTACTTCGGATTGGGTTAATATTGAAGGGGAAATTACAGGTATGAATGTAAATACAAAAACTGGTTGTGTAACTGTTACTACAAAATCAGGCTTTCAGTTTGCGTTATCTCCAGGAGAATGTCGACCTGAACCTAATCCAGATGACGAAGGTAAATAGGGTTAATAAATTAATTATCAAGTGATAGTATAAGTAATAACAATTAAATTTAATAAAATGAAAATAAAAGAAGAACACTTAAAAACAATTCAAGAACAACAATCGAAGTTAAACAACTTATTAAATCAAATAGGTTATGTTTCCGCACAAAAACATTCTCTACTTCATGATTTCTCTAAAGTGAATCAAGAAACTGAAGATTTTAAATCTATATTAGAAGAAGAATATGGCCAAATAAATATAGATGTAACTACAGGAGAATATACTGTAGTTGAAAAAGAATCAAAACTAGAAGTAGTTAAGGAGGATAAATAATGTCTAATATTATAAGAAAAATTAGTATAGGATCTGATTACAAAAATGATGCCATGCATTACTCGGTAGGTCAAGAAGTGTATGGTGGTCATGTTATATGTGATATACTAAATAATGAAAATAAAGGTGAATATTCTATCTATATTAAAAAAGAAGGAGAAGTTTTACCTTGGAAAAGATTTAATTCTAATATGGCAATAGCTGTAGAATATAATTTACACTATAGTGAATAGTATATATGACTATATAGTAAAACCAATAGGCGAAAGATATAACAATACTAAAAAGGTTGGTAATAAAAATTTAATTTTAAATACTAAAATAGAAACTTTTAAAATTATCAATAAAAAAGCTATTGTAGTTTCCACACCATCTGGATATGAATTACCTATAAAAAAAGGTGATATTGTTTACATACATCACAATGTATTTAGAAAGTATTATAATATGAAAGGTAAACAGCAAAATAGTAGATCTTATTTTAAAGATGATATGTATTTTTGCTCACCAGATCAAATATACTTATACGAGAGAGACAAAGAAAAATACTCTTTTATGGATAGGTGTTTTATCAAGCCATTAGTTTCTAATAAAATTGGTGAAAAGACTATTAAGAACATGGGTTTACTTAGGTATAGTAATAAAATATTAAGTAATCTAGGTGTAAATGAAAACGATATAGTTAGTTTCCCTAATAAAAGAGAGTGGGAGTTTGTTATAGATGGTGAGTTATTATATTGTATGAAATCTAAAGATATATTATTAAAACATGAACGTCAAGGAAACGAAGAAGAATATAATTCAAGCAGCACAACTTGCTGTCAAGGAACTGATAAAAGTTGCAAAAGAACCAATAGTAGACACAGGGGAAGATGTGACTGCGGATCGTTTGAAAAATGCCGCTGCAACAAAGAAGTTAGCTATATTTGATGCATTTGAAATATTAACAAGAATTCAAGAGGAAGAAGATAAACTAAGTGTAAAACCAAAAGAAGATAAAGAAGAAAGAAGTTTTAGAGGTTTTGCAGAAGGGCGTAGCAAATGACTTATGTTCAATCACTGTGGAAAAAAGTTGACAACGTTGTTAATGATAAGATATTTTCTAAAAATAATAGATTAAAAAAATGGAAGTATGGTTACAACTCTGATTATGATTTTATAGTAATAAGTAAAACTGGAAAAATTGGACAAATCATTGAAATACAAAATCTCAGGATTGCTTTACCAGCAGCAGATAAACCGTTTAAACGAAGCGAAAGCAAAACGGAACAATACTGGGAAAGAAAAGAATACCCGAAAGAATTAAGTAGAATAAAAAGCAGATTTGACTGGGAAGAATACCCAACTGAATTTAAAGAAAAGTGGTACGATTACATAGATGAAGAGTTTAAAAGAAGAGAACAAGGTTACTGGTTTTATAATAACAATATTCCTACTTATATTACTGGTACTCATTACATGTACTTACAATGGTCAAAGATTGACGTTGGTGCAGCAGACTACAGGGAAGCAAATAGATTGTTCTTTATATTTTGGGAAGCATGTAAAGCAGATAACAGGTGTTACGGGATGTGCTACCTTAAAAACAGACGATCTGGGTTTTCGTTTATGTCATCATCAGAACTTGTTAACCAAGCAACAATATCTTCAGATGCTAGGTTCGGTATACTTTCAAAAACTGGATCAGACGCAAAAAAAATGTTTACAGATAAAGTTGTACCAATATCCGTTAATTATCCATTTTTCTTCAAGCCAATTCAAGACGGTATGGATCGGCCGAAGACTGAGTTGGCATATAGGGTTCCAGCTTCAAAGCTTACTAGACGTAAACTAGATGATAATGTAAAGCTAAAAGAGTTAAGAGGTTTAGATACAACTATTGACTGGAAAAACACAGGTGACAACTCTTACGATGGTGAAAAGCTAAAGCTATTAGCTCATGATGAAAGTGGTAAATGGGAGAGACCTGATAACATATTAAATAACTGGAGGGTTACAAAAACTACATTAAGACTAGGTCGTAGGATCGTAGGTAAATGTATGATGGGTTCAACTTCAAATGCTTTAGAAAAAGGTGGAAACAACTTTAAGAAATTATACGACAGTTCAGACGTTACAAGAAGAAATAAAAACGGACAAACAGCTTCTGGACTGTATTCTTTATTCATCCCTATGGAGTGGAACTACGAAGGATTCATGGATACTTTTGGATCACCTGTATTCGTTACGCCAAAAAATAAAACATTCGGAGTTGATGGTATTGAAGTTGAAACAGGAGTTATCGAGCACTGGGAAAACGAAGTTGACGGGTTAAAAGACGATCCTGACAGTTTAAATGAATATTACAGGCAATTTCCAAGAACTGAAAAACACGCTTTCAGAGACGAAATTAAATCTTCATTATTTAATCTAACTAAAATATACGAACAAATAGATTTTAATGAAGAATTAAATAATACAGTACAAACGACTGTTGGTAATTTTCAATGGTTAAAAGGTGTTAAGGATACTAGTGTTGTTTTTTTACCTTCTAAAAATGGTAGATTTAATGTTAGTTGGGTTCCTCCATTAGATTTACAAAATAACGTAATAAATAAAAATGGAGTTAAATACCCAGGTAACGAACACATTGGAGCATTTGGTTGTGATTCTTATGATATTAGCGGTACTGTTGACGGTCGCGGTTCTAAAGGAGCGTTACATGGACTAACTAAATTCTCTTTAGAAGATGCTCCACCAAATCACTTTTTTTTAGAATATATAGCTAGACCACAAACAGCTGAAATATTTTTTGAAGATGTTCTTATGGCTTTAGTTTTTTATGGTATGCCTATACTAGCTGAAAATAACAAACCAAGGTTGTTGTACTATTTAAAAAGAAGAGGCTATAGGCAGTTTAGTATTAACAGACCAGATAAAGTTTGGAATAAACTTTCTATAGCGGAAAAAGAAATAGGTGGTATACCAAACTCAAGTGAAGACATTAAACAAGTTCATGCTGCAGCTATTGAGGCTTATATAGAAGACTTTGTAGGTCTACGTGAGTCTGGTTATGGAGACATGTATCATCAACGCACTTTAGAAGATTGGTCTCAATTCGATATAAATAAAAGAACTAAACATGATGCTTCTATTAGCTCTGGTTTAGCAATAATGGCTTGTAATAAAAATAAATACAAACCAAACTTGAAAAGACAAGTTAAGAGCATGGATTTAGGTTTTAAAAGATATGACAACGACGGAGTAACTTCACAAATAATATAATAAATGATTTACACTAATACACAAAGTTCCTTTCCTGATCAGGTAGTTCCACAAGAAGAGAAAATGACACTTGACTATGGTTTGCAAGTAGGTAGAGCCATTGAAGACGAGTGGTGGGCTGCTGGGGTTGGCGGAGCTAGATACACAAATAATTATAACGTATTTCATAGAAGAAGATTATATGCAAGAGCAGAACAATCTATACAGAAGTACAAAGATGAAATGGCTATTGATGGTGATTTATCTTACTTAAACCTAGATTGGACACCTGTGGCTATTATACCTAAGTTTGTAGATATAGTTGTTAATGGTATGTCAGAAAAAATATATGACATAAAAGCTTATGCTCAGGATCCAGCTTCTCAAAGAAAAAGAACTGCCTATGCTGAAAAATTGCATAAAAATATAGTTACTAGAGACTTTATAGAAGAGGTTAAAGCTCAAATGGGAGTTGACATATCTGAAGTAAAAGATATGAGTAACCCTCCAGAAAACGAAGAAGAACTTGAAATACATTTACAGTTAGACTATAAGCAGTCTGTAGAAATAGCTGAAGAAGAAGTTATTAATAATACTTTAGATAGAAATAAATACGAACTAACTAAACGTAGGCTTTATAGAGATTTAGTTGAACTTGGTATTGGTGCTGTTAAAACAACCTGGAATAAATCAGAAGGTGTTGTTGTTGATTATGTTGACCCAGTTAACCTTGTTTATTCATACACTGATGATCCTAATTTTGAAGATATATACTACGTAGGTGAAGTAAAAAATATTTCATTACCAGAACTTAAGAAGCAGTTTCCAGACATAACAGATGAAGAGTTAGAGAACATTCAAAAAATGCCTGGTAATACTAACTACAGAAGATCTTACAGAGGTAATAGAGATAGCGACACGATACAGGTTTTATATTTTGAATACAAAACTTATAGTGATCAGGTTTTTAAAATAAAGAAAACAGCTAATGGACTAGAAAAAGCTTTAGAAAAGCCAGATTCTTTCGCTCCGCCACCAAACGATGGTTTTGAGAGAGTAAGTAGATCTATAGAGGTTCTTTACCATGGTGCAAAAATATTAGGGCATCCAATAATGCTGGATTGGAAGGTTGCAGAAAATATGACTAGACCTAATTCAAACCTTTGTAAAGTAAATATGAATTATACTTTGTGTGCTCCTTCAATGTACAAGGGTAGAATTACTTCTTTAGTTGAACGTATGATAACTTTTGGTGACATGATACAATTAACATCACTTAAGTTACAACAAGTTTTAGCTAGGATGGTTCCTGATGGTGTTTACTTAGATGTTGATGGCTTAGCAGAGGTTGATTTAGGTAATGGAACTAGCTATAATCCTCGTGAAGCTTTAAACATGTACTTCCAAACTGGTAGTATTGTAGGTAGATCGATGACGCAGGATGGTGACATGAACCCTGGTAGAGTACCAATACAAGAGTTACAAACGTCAGCTCATCAAGCTAAAATACAAAGTTTAATACAAACTTATCAATATTACTTACAAATGATAAGGGATGTGACGGGTCTTAATGAAGCTAGAGATGGGAGTAATCCAGATAAAGATGCTTTATTAGGTTTACAAAAACTAGCTGTTGCTCAATCAAATGTTGCAACTAGACACATACTAGATGCAGGTTTATATGTTACATTAAAAACTTGTGAAAACGTAGCTTTAAGAGTTGCAGATTCTTTAGAGTTTGAATTAACTAACGAATCATTAGTTAATAGTATAAGTTTGTATAATGTTGCTACTTTAGAAGAAATAAAAGACTTACATCTTTATGATTTTGGTATTTATTTAGATTTAGAACCAGACGAAGAAGATAAACAAATATTAGAGCAAAACATTGAAATAGCCTTAAAGGGTAATCAAATAAACCTTGAAGATGCTATTGATATAAGAAATATACACAATCTTAGACTAGCTAACCAGTTGTTAAAACTTAAAAGAAGACAAAAAGCTAAACAAGATCAAGAAGCTCAACAAAGGATGATACAGTCTCAAGCACAAGCTAATGCTGAATCAGCTGAGAAAGCAGCTATGTATGAAGTACAAAAAAGAGAGGCTATAGCACAAACAGAACTTCAATTAGAAAAAGGAAAATCTGATTTTAAAATTCAACAAATGAGTGCTGAGCTGCAGAATCAATTAACAATAGCTCAACAGAAGTTTGAATTTGACAAACAATTAGCTCAAATAAATATACAAAAAGATGTTAATAGAGAGCAGATGATTGAAGATCGTAAAGATCAAAGATCTAAAATGGAAGCTACTCAACAAAGCTCAATGATACAGCAGAGACAAGATGGTTTATTACCAACTGACTTTGCTACTCAAAACCAAGGACCACCGTTAACAGAAGAACTAGGAGGTCAAGTTCCGAAAATGTAATAAACAACAATAACACAATAATTATATAATATCATATCATGGAAAATAACAAAGTAGAAAACACACCTCAAGAAGGTGAGTTTAAAATGAAAAAGAAAAAAGGTAGACCTAGAAAACTAGCAAACAACTCAAAAGCTGCAGCTAGAATAGATCTAAATAAGAAAGAAACAAAAACTGAAGAAGATGCCGTTCAAACACAAGAAACAAGCAATAGCGATGTTATTGTCGAAGAAAAGAAAAACGAGGCAAGTGGCGAAAAAGTGGTTGAAGAAATACGGAATGCCGAAGAGCTAGTTGAGGAAAATACAAAACCTGTAATAGAGGAAATATCAAACGAAGAAGATATTAAAGAACCTCAGGTAGCTGTTGAAGAGAAACAAGAATTACCAGAAGGTGTTAATAAACTAGTTCAGTTTATGGAAGAAACAGGCGGTAACATGCAGGATTATATTAGATTAAATGCTGATTATAATAATGTTGATGATGATGCTCTGTTAAAAGAATATTATAAAAATACTAAACCACACTTAGAACCTGATGAAATTGACTTTATAATGGAAGAGAATTTTAAGGTGGAAGAAGATTACGACGAAGAGCGAGATATACGTCGTAAAAAACTCGCAAAAAAGGAAGAGGTTGCAAAAGCAAAAACGTTTTTAGATAGTTTAAAAGATAAGTATTACGAAGAAATCAAGTTGAGGCCTACAGTAAACAATGAACTTACAAAAGCGAGAGAGTTTTTCAATAAATTTTCCAAAGACAAAGAGGTAGCGCAAAAGCGACATGAGATGTTTAAAGACGATACTAAGACTTATTTCTCTGATTTCAAAGGTTTTGAATTCAGTTTAGGAGAAAAAAAGTTTAGATATGGTATTAATAATCCAGAAGATGTTGCTAATGCTCAATCTGACATTTCAAATGTAGTTAAGAAGTTCTTAAATGATAAAGGAGAGGTTGTCGATGTTAAAGGCTATCACAAAGCTATTTACACTGCAAGAAACGCTGATAATATAGCACAACATTTTTATGAGCAAGGCAAGGCCGATGCTGTTAAAGATGTAGTTGCTAAATCTAAAAATATAAACAAAGATGCGCGACAAAGTGCACCTGAAGATGTTCATATAAAAGGGTTTAAATTAAAAGCGGTAAACGGTGTTAATACTAGTAAACTTAAAATAAAAAAACGATAAATAAAACTTAAAATAATAAATTATGGCGGGATTCACAAGCGTAGGTCCAGGTTTAACACCTACTCAAGATCAGTCAGTTCTCTCTACAAACTACTTACAGTGGAATGATAAAGATGGAGATAACTTTGCTGATTTTGCACAACAGTATTTACCTGAATTATACGAACAAGAAGTAGAGAGATTTGGTAACAGAACGTTATCAGGCTTCTTAAGAATGGTTGGCGCTGAGATGCCAATGACATCAGATCAAGTAATTTGGTCTGAACAAAATAGATTACACTTAGGTTACGATACAGTGTCACGTAATGGTGAGACATTCACCGTGACTCTAGGAGGTGATAATGAGCTAGTAATTAGAAAAAATCAAACTTTTGTAGTTTATGACCCAGCAAATGAGAAAACCTTAAAAGGTTTAGTTACTGATGCTCCTAATCCAGGTAATGCAAATACACTAACTTTTGATGGAGCTTGCTATACTGCTGCAGACTTTAATGCTTTAGGAACAACAGGTCTTAAAGTATTTGTTTATGGTTCTGATTTTGCTAAAGGATCACTTGGTATGGAAGGTTCTGTAACTCCAGTATTAACTCAATTTAGTAACAGACCTATTATCATTAAAGATAAGTATTTAGTAAATGGTTCTGATACTGCTCAAATTGGTTGGGTTGAAGTTGCTACTGAAGACGGAACATCTGGGTTTTTATGGTATATGAAAGCTGAATCAGAAACTAGATTAAGATATGAAGATTATCTTGAAATGGCGATGGTTGAAGGTGAACTTGCCGCTGCTGGTTCTGGTGTTGCTGGTTTAGCCGCAGCAACTGAGGCTGGTAAAGGTACACAAGGTTTATTCTCTGCTATAGAAGAAAGAGGTAATGTATATGAAGGTTTTGCTGGCGCTCCAGCCCCTGGAACAGGTGCATTAACAGATTTTGATGCTATACTACAAGAATTAGACTTACAAGGTGCTATTGAAGAAAACATGTTATTCTTAGATAGAGCTACTGCTCTTGATTTTGATGATATGATCGCTGCTATGGCTGGTGGAAGTTTTGCTTCTACTCAAGCTGCTTCTTTCGGTTTATTCGATAACGAAGCTGAAATGGCTCTTAACTTTGGTTTTTCAGGTTTTAGAAGAGGTTCTTATGACTTCTATAAAACTGATTGGAAATACTTAAATGATGCTTCTACTAGAGGTATGGTTGACAACATCAAAGGTGTGTTGATACCAGCTGGAACATCTACTGTATATGATCAAATGTTAGGATCAAATATCAGACGTCCTTTCTTACATGTAAGATATAGAGCTTCTGAAACTGATGATCGTAGAATGAAGTCATGGATTACTGGTTCTGTTGGTGGTGCTTATACATCATCTTTAGATGCTATGGAAGTTCATTACTTATCTGAGAGATGTTTATGTGTTCAAGCTGCTAATAACTTCGTATTATTTACAGCATAGTATACAATTATTAAATAAATGTGGAGGGTTAACGCTCTCCACTTTGTTAACACTTAAAAAAAAAAATAAGAAAATGGGATATATATCATTTAAAAAAGCAGGTGGTGAAGTAGATTTACTTCCTGCTGAAAATATAGTACATGTTGGAAATGCAACAAGCACTTCAATTGTTATAGTGTATGGAATCGGTAATGGAGCTGGTTCAGGTAATGGCCTGTCACAGCCAAACCCTGACTTTCTCAATGCTACTGTAAGTTATGGCGATACATCTAGTATTGATGATCCTAATGTAAGAGGATTAATTAATGCTGCTATTGAGTTAGCAAATGGAGCATCTGGCCCTGCTATACGTGTTGGTTTACCAACTTCGGTTGGCGGTGTAGATGTAAAGTTTGGCGCAGGCAGCGCAGGCCAGGGTTAAAACAAACAAACAATAACAAGATCCCGCTTCGGCGGGGTTTTTTTAAAAACAATTATATTATATATTATGAAAAACGAAGAAACATGGGAGATTAAAGATAGAAATTACTACTTAAGTGATAACCGATCTCCACTAACTTATACATTACCATCTAAACACTCAAGAAGATTTCCACTTCTTCATTTTGATGAAGAAACAAGAAGTCAAAGAGAGTTAAGATATGCTACTAATCAAAATAGTCCTTTTGTAGACGAGCAAGACGGTATGGCTACATTAGAACACATAGTGTTTAGAAATGGAACATTAATGGTGCCAAAAGAAAAACAAGCTCTACAAAAACTTTTATCCATATATCATCCTGCAAAAGATAAAAAATATAAAGAACTAGACAGTAAAGTTGAAGCAACTAATGAAATAGAACATATAGAAATTGAGTTTGCTGCATTATCAGCTGCTAGAGATTTAGATATTGACCATTGTGAAGCTATACTTAGAGTTGAAATAGGTTCTAGGGTATCAGGGATGAGTTCTAACGAAGTAAAAAGAGATTTATATATATTTGCTAAAAGAAATCCTGTTTTATTCTTAGAGTTAGTAAATGATGAAAACGTAGAACTTAGAAACTTTGCTATAAAAGCTGCAGAAGCTAAAATAATTAAACTGTCTCAAGATCAAAGAACGTTTAGTTGGGCTAGTAATGGCAAGAAATTAATGCAAGTACCTTTTGACGAACATCCATATTCAGCATTTGCTGTTTATTTAAAAACAGATGAAGGTATTGAAATCTATAAATCTATAGAGAAAAAACTAAAATAACAAGTGATTATAATTAAGGCGGCTATGCGGCCGCCTTTTTTATTACAAAAATATTAAAATGGCTATAAACGTAAACACAGTATATCAAACAGTCTTATTACTACTTAATAAAGAACAAAGAGGCTATATTACTCCTAATGAGTTTAACAAAATAGCCACTCAAGTACAGTTGGAAATATTTGAACAATACTTTGAAGATTTAAATCAACAACTTAGAGGACCTGGTCTTCAAGACGAGTATGCAGATAGAGTAGATAATATAGAAGAAAAAATATCTATATTTAAAACATTTTCTCAAGCAAGTTACTATAGTGAAGATATTAATGGACCTATAGCTAATCCTTATTTTTATTTACCCGCAGATGTGCATCGTATAGGTACTATAATGTATAAGGATGAACAACATTTGCAAATGACTAATAGAGGTGAATATTTACATTTAAACATGTCTAAACTGACTCGTCCAAGTGTAAAATATCCATTATATATACAAGAAGGCAATGTTAGTCCTACCGAACCTACTGAAAGCTTAGTTGTATTATGTTCAGACTGTATAAGAATATATGTTTACCCTGAAGAAATAATAAGTGATATAAGCGTTTCTTACATTAGAAAACCATTAGATGTTATATGGGCATATAGTGTAGGTAATCTTGGTCAATATATATGGGATCAAACACCAAATTCTTCTGGGTCGGTAATTCCAAATACTGGTTCTCAAAACTTTGAAATAGACAGCACTGAGCAAACGGAAGTAATAATAAGAATATTAATGTATTCTGGAGTAGTTATAAGAGATCCACAAATAATTCAAGCTGCCGCAGCTCAAGCTCAAGCCACTGAAGTTAATCAAAAAAGCTAATAAGATATGTCATTTTTAAATAATACTCCCAACGGTGGTTCAATAAAAGAAACCAATCAACAGTACTACGTAGGCACTCAAAGCAACATAGCTAGTTATACTAACTTAGTGTTAGATACTATGGTTTACACATTTGATGAAGTACTAGAAATAGGTTCTTTAGATTCTTGGGACCCTAGTAACTATCAATATCATTTAAACAATTTTTACGTAGAAGTTAGTCCTGACGGTATTTCTCCTTATGAGTTATGGGACGGGACTGGAGGCGTTAACTCCCCAGCTGGACCAAATGGAACGGGCGGTGGTTTTACTATATCTAGATTTTCTAATACACAATCTTTTAGCGTTTTAAAATTTAACAATCCCGATGCTGTTACAGACGGATACTACGTTAGAGTAAAGTTAAAGTCTCAACTAGTTGATGGTGCACCTAACTATGGTGATTATCAATATTTATCTATATTTGAATTAGTTAATAATTTCATGATAGGTTATGTTGGTAACGATAAATTAATAAGTAAAGTTAAAAGATCTGATGTATTGTTTTATGCTAAAAGAGGTTTGCAAGAGTTTTCGTATGATACATTAAGAAGTGTAAAATCAATGGAGTTAACTATACCACCTAGCTTATCAGTTATAATTCCTCAAGATTACGTTAATTATGTAGGTGTTGCTTGGATAGATGGATCAGGTATAAAACATCCTATATACCCAACTAACATAACTGGTAATCCTACAGAGTCACCTATACAAGATACTAATACAACTAATAACCCTTTCGGTTTTAATTTCCCTAGCTCTGGGTATGGTATACCTGTTCAAGATCAATTTGGTGAAAACCTAGAAGGAACGTCTATAACAGAAGGTCAATGGCAAAATAACAACCCAAATGATCAACCTACTGAAGGTGCTATATTTAAAGATGGTATTGGAAACAATATATATGCAACTAGAGAAATAGCTTTATTAGGTCAAAGGTTTGGTCTACAACCTGAGCTAGCCAACTACAACGGATGGTTTACAATGAACACGCGTGAGGGTAAAATATCTTTTAGCAGTAATCTAAGTGGTAAATTAATAATATTAGATTATATATCTGACGGTTTAGCTTATGATCAAGATACTAAAATACCTAAGTTAGCAGAAGAAGCTTTATATATGCATATAGCTTATAGCATATTAGCAAGCAGGAAAAATGTTCCCGAGTATCTAGTTGCTAGATTTAAAAAAGACAGAAGAGCTCAATTGCGTAATGCAAAAATAAGATTATCAAATATAAAACCCAAAGAGTTTGTCCAAGTTATGAGAGGCAAAGCTAAGTGGATTAAATACTAATTAAATGCCAGAAGCTAAAAATACATTCATCCAGTCCAAAATGAACAAGGATATGGATGGTAGAATATTACCCAATGGTCAATATAGAGATGGTGAAAACATTCAAGTAAGTAGATCAGAAGGAGACGATGTTGGAGCATTAGAAACAGTTTTAGGTAATGTAAAACTTACAGACTTTGGTTTAAGCGATAGAGACTTAAAAACAATTGGAAGTTATTTTGACGACAATAGTAATCGTATATTTTTATTTTTAACTAATTATAGCGATTCTTCACCAAACCAGTTAGACAATGAAGCTATAAACTCTCCAGGAGTTGCTTGTTATATAGTTTCTTATAATGTACAAACACAAGTATCTTCAATATTAGTAGAAGGTGATTTCTTAAACTTCTCTCAAACACACCCAATTATTGGGGTGAATTTATTAGAAAATCTATTGTTTTTTACAGATAATAGAAATCAACCTAGAAAAATAGATATTAATTTAGCCGGTTCTAATTACTATACAACTGAAGATCAAATATCAGTAGCTAAATACTATCCATACACAGCTCCATTGTTGATGAAATATTTACCTAGCAATGCGCCACCTAGAATTAAATGGGAGTCTACAATGACTGACACAACTAGCGAGTATCTACCTATACACACCGCTGCTAAAGTATCAGGTAATGGAATTCCAAACTCAGAAATTGTTCTTGATGGTTATTATTCAAATATCATGCCTAAAACACCTGGATATATTGGAAATCCAAATGGATGTTTAGTTACTGGTGATGGTGTTCCAGATGGTACTACTGTGGATTCTATAACTTTAGGTGTTAATGATACAACTATACATCTTACTCCAACGCCACCTAGCACAATATCTACAGGTACAATATTATATTTTCAATTTAAAAATCCAGAATATGCAGTAAATTGGCCGGGTGATCCTGAATACTTAAAAGAAAGATTTGTTAGATTTAGTTATAGGTTTAAATTTGACAATAATGAATACTCTTTAATAGCTCCTTTCACACAAACAGCTTTTATACCTCAACAAGATGGTTATTTTATAGGTAACAAATATACGGGAACGCAAACCAATAGTACAGATAATACTTCTATTTTTGGTCAAGAAGCAGAAACTTTTGACTCTACTGTTGTTCCTTTCATGCAGAACAAAGTAACTAATATTGAAGTATGTTTAATAGCACCAACCGCAGGTAATCTTAATAATTCTAGTTTTCCAGAATATATAAATTGGTCTGAAATAAACAAAACTTTAAAAGTTATAGAGATTGATATATTAATAAAAGACTCTTCTAGTAACAACGTGTATGTTGTTGAAACACTTGGTTTATCACAATTTAAAAATGTAGATAGTGAATACTTACTATATGATTATCAAAGTAAGAAACCTTGGAGAGTTCTACCTACAGATCAAGTAACTAGAGTAAGTGATGTTGTACCACTTAAAGCTCTAGCTCAAGAAGTATCTGGAAATAGATTAATGTATGCAAATTTTGTTGAAAAACACGCTTCACCCGAAAGGTTAGACTACCACCTTTCAGTTGGGCAAAAACCTTTTATACCTTACGATTTAGGAGAAGTTGGATTAAATGAAGAAACTAGTTATATTAGAAAAGAATATCAAAACCATACTCTAAAGCAAAATAGAACATATCAAGTTGGAGTAGTGTTATCTGATAGGTACGGTAGAAAATCAAATGTAATACTTTCTGAGTTAGTAGATTTTCAAGAAAATCCAAGTGCAAAAAAGAACTCAACTATATTCCATAACTACGCAAATTCTAATAGTTTAATAATATATGACAAGGACCAAATACCTAACGAAGATGCTAACACTTGGCCAGGAGACAATTTAAGTATTACATGGAACAACGTGATACCAGAAGAACCAAGTCAAGATGGTTATCCTGGTGTGTATTCTGTTAATGATCGAACTTTACAAAGTGTATTATTAAACGTAGGTCTTACAGGCACTTTTCCACCAAATGATGATTGCAATATTTTAGTAAAAAATACTCTTGCTGGTGAAGCGACCGCGGAAGCATCTATAAAAGCTTATAGCGATGCTGAAGGAAAAATATCTGAAATTGTAGTTAACTCTTCTAACAACGGGTGGGAAAACGGAATGAATGTAGTAGCTGATTTTTCTAGTGGGCTCCCGTGTAATGGTTGGGATGATCAAACTTTTACAGGTAATGCGGTTTGCCCCGCTGACAGACCTTTAGGTTGGTATAGTTACAATATAGTTGTAAAACAAACAGAACAAGAATATTATAATGTTTACATGCCTAGTGCTTTAGCTGGTTACCCATGTAATCAAAACGTTGATGGCGCTGTTGATGAGTTATATGGTGAAACTCCTAAAATGATTTATCCTTTAGGGCAAGATAAAGCAACATCTCATTTAACTTTAATTGGAGATAATATCAATAAAATACCTAGAGACTTAAACGAAGTTGGTCCTGAGCAAAAGTCTTTTAGAAGTTCAGAAAGACTATTTCATAGAGTAGAAGGTATATTATTTAAAGATAATTTAGATCAACAACAATACTCTAGTCAACCTTATTCACCCTCTTTAACAGGAGATAAAGTTGTTACAATATCAAATATGTCAAAATTAGACTTAGGTAATTTAATAACTAATCCTGCTTATCCTATACTACCCAATTCAATATACAAAGCAGAAACCGATCCTTTTGTAGCTAGAATAAGTACAGATAAAAGGTTTGGTATAGTAGCTGGTGACAGTGTCAATCCTTGCATTAGTACAGATAGTAAACCAAATCCTGATGATCCATTACTACCTCCACTTATAGATGTTAATAACACTCAGTTCGCTATTGGACCCGTGCTTAGTGTTAGTGAAACTAAACCTGTAGAAAGCTTATTAGATATATTTTGGGAAACTTCTACTAGTGGTTTAATAAGTGAGTTAAACGATAATATTAAAAATACAGATAATACAGCTCCGTCTGGTATTTCACCAGTTTCTATAAGTTGGAGTGAAGGTGATCCGTATGGTGCCTCTATATCTGGACAGTTTTCTGCAATTGGTCCAACCGGTTTAGTGTTAGTTGGTACTTCAGAAATATCTTTAGTTGGTGTTACTAGAGGTGATAATGTTCCTTGTCTTGATCAATTTGAGCTAGTTCAATTAGGTTTTGGTGAGGTTGAATTAAAAATAGCTTCATCAAGCCCAACCAATCCAGGATTTTTACATTGGCAAGATCAACTAAAAAACCAATACGATTTTGAGTTTGAAGTAAAAAACACAACAACAGGGGCTGTAGCTACAACCTTTTTAACAGGTTTTTTAAATAACAAGCCACCAGTAGAAAGATTAGAAGCTATTGATAGTAATAATAACGTTGTTGAAATAAACTGGGTAGATGTAAAAGAATCTATATGCTTAAGAGGTAGTCTAGACACTCAGTCACAAAGAGAAAATGCGCAAACAATGTCTTTAAAAGCTGTTGAAGGTAGTCAAAAGTTTGGTCTTAGATTGGAATCTAATATGTTTATAGATTGGAGAAGTTACGTTGACCCTGAATCTTCTTTTGCAAATGGTGTAGTTAATTTTGGAGTTATAGAGCCAACCACAGTGAAGTATATTAATGCTGCTCCATATTTCAATGAGTCTTCTCCTTGTTGTATAGACACAAATGAAGACAGTGGTAAAATTAGACAATCAGGAATGTACGATTTTGGGTGGTTTGGTGGGCCAACGTTACCCGGTACTCAAGCTGACAAAAATGGTGATGGCAGATTTAGGCCAACTACTTACCAACCAGGTGACAGTAACTTAAATAGTTGTACATATTCTCAAAAAATATATGCACCAGACCCTAGTTTATACCCTGTTAATAACGATATATATCCAGTTCCTGGTAATAGTAATGATAAATTAAAAATGCCTAAATACTTTAGAGGATCTCAAGGTTTTTCAAGTCAGCCAGATATAAAGTTTAATAGTTCTATACTTCAAGAAACTGCATTTACCAAAACTGTAGAAACAAACACAGGTGACGCTGATTGGGACGGTTCTTTTGCTGTTATGAATGGAGAATTTGGTAGTGAAATAGGTGAAAGTTGGCCAAATATAAGTGGTTCACCATCAGGCATAGGAACTGCATTAGAAGTACAGTGGTCTATTCCTAGAATGTACCAAGTTAGTATGATGATGCCGCATGGTAATGAAATACCACCCAGGTTCAACTCTGGCCTTGCACAAATTATGGAGTGTTTTGGAGATAAAAACTTTGTAACAAAATTTCCTTTTGACCAGCCTCGTTACTGGGAAATGCCTTCAAGAACATCCTTCCCTCAAGGTGTACCTAAAACATCAGGATCTAAGTATTTTGATATTCAACCTGGTGGTGAAGTTATATTCGGTTTAATACCTGAGACTGTAATAAACAGCTTAAATACAAACGATAGAAATTCTATATTAAAATATTTACCAAAGGGTCCAATATACTGGGATAATAGTTCTAATTCTACTAGAGGTGGTTTTCAAGGAGAAAGTCAATTAGATCCAGAGAATAAACTTGGAGAACAAATAGTTGGTATTAAATATAACAACTATACCACTAATGATGCACCATCAGCATATGCTCACCACTATTGGCCAGATATAAATGGTTTACTTCAAACTGATCCAGATACTCTTTATGCAGACTTCAAAAGTGGTAATCTATCATCTGCTCCAGATTTTATGAAAATAAGAAACGGCGCAAACACTTTTTATCAGTTTAACAATCAACACGCTGCTTATACAAGTTTAGTCAATTGCGGTGACTCTGATCAATATGACTTTTTTCCATTCTTTTCAAATGCTGCAAAAACTATTGGTGAATGGTTACCTAACGCATCTCAAGTAGCTAATGCCATGGGTCATTTGTTTTATTTAGGAGGTATTAACAACTCTGGTTATGGTAGTTCTACAAATGGTCAAACGTTTTTTATACAACCTGAACAAATACAACCTGGCTATCGAAAAGCAAAAGCTAAAATTCACGCTGGACCTGTAGGTAGCGTTTCTGAAGCTTGGGATGGTCCTAATGATTTTGGTATTGGTTTACCAGGTGGTAGATATGTTGTTACAGTAAGAGCAACCGATGCAGGTGGCGATGGCGCTTTCGTAGAGTGGGATGTACCTGTATATTTACCATGGTGGAGCACTAGAACAAATACACCTTTAAGGTTGAACTCGTAAAAAATTAAAAAATAAAGTGATTATATATTATGGCTTATCAAATACCAATTAAATATTTCAACGCTTTTTGGTTAAAAAAAGTAGTGGGAAGCACAGACAAAACTTCCACAGGTGATTATGCTTCTACAGTAACAACTGAAGTTAAAGTTGGAGGTTCTGAAAGCTCTATTGGAACTACTGAGGGTCGTTATGTAATACCAACATGGCCTGGTTTACCTTGGGGTAGTAAATTATTTAAACCTGATTCTTCAGGTCAAAACCCTGATGTGTTAATGCCATATCCATGTTTTCCTTGGGGAGGAAGAAATTGGAATGATTATGCTCCTGTAGTTTGGAATTTTTATGATAATGCTCAAAATGGTGCTTATAGAGTTTCACAAGGGTTACCTCCATCACCAACTAATGGTGGAAAAGTTGCTTTAACAAGCACAGCACCGGGTAACGGATCTGATGCGTATTTTTCTGTAGGTGATATTGTTAACGTACAACAAACATCCACAACACCAACAAATCCACAATACAATGGTCAACATACAATATTAGAAAAACCAGATGCTAATACCATAGTGTTAGATGTATCATTTGGTGGATCTTCTCCTGTAGAGGGCGGAACTGTTACTCAAGGCAGTCAAGACTTACCATCTTGTGGTGGGAGTTTGGTTAGTAGAAATCCTAATGAAGAATTAGGCAAGGAGAGACAATGGGCAATTGAAGAAGCTAGAATATTTGGTGGATACAATAACACCACTTTGGATTTTGGTGTTAAAGCCTATACTGTTGAAGAAGATAATCAACAAACAGTTAGAAGTTCTTCATTGATTTATTCTGGAATATTCAACTCATTAACTGGTATAAACAATACAAATGTTTTTTCCACAGCAAATCCAATAACAAAAAGTGTTGATCCAGAAAATGGGTCTATTCAAAAGCTTTATGCTTACGATACAAACTTAACTATATTTCAAGAAAACAAAGTTAGTAAAGCATTGATAGATAAAGATGCAATATACTCCGCTGAAGGTGTTGGAACACCTGTTTCTTCCACTAAAATGGTTATAGGTCAAATTGTTCCATATACTGGTGAATTTGGTATAAGTAAGAATCCTGAGTCGTGGGCTCAATTTGGTTTTAGACAATATTTTACAGATAAATATAGAAATGCTGTGATGAGACTGTCTAGAGACGGTTTAACTGAAATATCTTCATATGGTATGACTGATTATTTTAGAGATAGGTTTTCTACTATAGATGACAAACCTTTAAGAAGATCTTTATCTTTTAAGTACTTTGACGAAGGTTTATTACCTGAACAATATATTAATAATTTTTTAGTTGTAAACGCAGAGTGTGGCGTTGAAAATATAGTTGTAGGTTCTTCTATGCAAATAAATAATATACAAGTTCCTGGATTATTTGTTACAAACGTACAAGGTAATCTTATAACAGTTTCACTTCCCTGGAGACCAGATACTTTTAACACTGAATCATATAGTGATATAGTAAAAAACTACCCGGTTTCATTTATAAGTTATGTTTATGATGAGCTGTTAGGTGGTTTTGATAATCATAATAAAAATTATGTATTATCTATAAAAGATGGTGTTACACAACCATGTGCTGCGGTTTCAGAAGGTAGAGAAGTTGGTGATAATTTTGATTATACAGATCAGTTTAGAACATATAACACTTTTAACACTCTTAATTTTGATGAAAGTATAAATGGTTGGGTTAGTTTTTATAGTTATAATCCTACGGTAATAGGTAGTTTAAAAAATGAATTTTACACTGTTGATAACTTCGACTTATACCAACATTATCAAGGAGGTCAACTAAATCATGGTAATTTTTATGGTACACAATATAAATCTTCAATAGAGTTTATATTTAATCCTAAGCCATCTATTTCTAAAAACTTTCAAACAATAGGATACGAAGGTAGTAGTGGTTGGCAAGTAGAGTATTTTGTGTCAGATAGTACTGCGGCGTTGTTTAATACTTTTACAGGTACTTACTACCCAGCTCAAGATACAGTAAATGCTATTCCAAGCTTGCAAGAGGGAGAATATACAGATCCTAATACTCAAATGCAACAACATGCTGGATTTTATTTAAAAGAAAACAAGTATGTAGCTAACTTGGTTAATGCTTCACAACCTTTTAATGGTGAGGTAGTTTTTGGTAACTCAATGAGCGGTATAAAAGGTTTTTATACGACAGTTAAATTAAGCACAGATGATTCTACTCAACTTGGTGGAGTTAAAGAGTTATACTGCGTATCAAGTAAATTTGTGGTATCATCACAATAATATTATATGAAATTAAATACAAGACAATTACAACAAGAAGATTTAGATACAATAAGAAAATGGTGGGAAACTTGGCCTGATTGGGTTGACCCGGGTGAAGGGTTTTTACCTAAAACAGGTTTAGTTGTAACTTCTAATGATAAATTAATAATGGCTTCTTTTGTGTATCTAACAAATGCAGATGTAGCTTTATATGAATGGATCATATCGGATCCAGACTATAGAGAAGAAGATAGACAAGAAGCTATAGAATTAATGACTATTGAAGCTGAAAAAATGGTTAAAAGCTTAGGATATAAGTTTTTATTTTCTATTTGCAGACACAAGAAACTTGGAGAAACGTATAAAAAATTAGGGTGGCATAAAGACGAAGAGCCATCATTTGAATTTGTAAAACTTATAAAATAAATAAATATGGCATTAGTAACAGCAGCCGTAGTTGGAACAGTAGTAGGAGCGGGTATGGGTATAGCATCCGCTGTAAAAGCTGGTAACGACCAACGTGAGGCAGAGAGAAAACTAAGAGAACAAGAAGCAATGATAAAAACTCTTGAAGACTCTAGACAAGAAGTAATAAACCCAATGGCTGGATTAACCAACGAAGCTGAAAAAGTTGGTGTTGCTACACAAGCCGCTAAGTTTCAAGCTGAAGAAGCAGATCAAGCTTTAGCTAACACTTTAGACACTATTCTACAAACAGGTGGTGGAGCAGCTGGTGCTACAGCATTAGCTCAAATGGCTCTTAAATCTAAGCAAGGTATATCAGCAGATATTCAAAAACAAGAAAGACAAAATGCTGTAAACATAGCTAATTCACAACAAGTTATTAACCAACAAATAGCTGAAGGCGAAAAATTTGCTTGGCAATATCAAGAAAGTAGAGAATTACAAAAACTTAATAGAGCGCAGAATTTAGCAGATAAGTTTGAAGCTCAAAGTTTTGCTGCTGAACAAGCTAAATGGGAAGCTTACGGTAATATAGCTGGTAGTGTTGTTAGTGGTGTAGGTAATATTGCTGGTGCTGTAAATACAACACAAATGCAAGGTCAATATGATCAATACTTAGAACAGGCTGGTTCTAATGCTGTAGGCTATAATGAATTCGTTGGTCAAGGATCAATTAGAGAATAAAAAATAAATAATATTATGGGCTACGAAAATCCAAGAATACAGATAAACCAAACTAACGCTGAAATTAACAAGCAGGTAAAGAACTTTAATCAAGATTTTAATGAAGAGTTCGATGCTATTAATGCTCAACAAGCTGCTAACATAGAAGCTAATATGGAAATATTGGAAGAACAGCAGAAGAAAAGAGCTATGGGTGACGAGATGTGGTATCAGCAAGTAGAAAAATATAAGCCAAAAGGTGACTATGCTAAAGATACTAAAGCTTTTTTACACAATATGCATAATAAGTATTATGAACTTTTAGGATGTGAAACTAGTGAGTGTAGAGAACAATTAGAGAGTTTAAAAAATGTACCTAGACAGTTATCAGAAGTTGGTGGAGCATGGACGAGCATGAATGAAAAATATAATGAAGCTGGTGGTAAAAAACTATTCGCACCGGGATCATTAAATGCTAGAACACCAAACTACGTTATGCAAGTAATGGAAAACGGTGGTACAACTAAGAAAGTTTATAACGAAAAAACTGGCCATGTAGAGTTTGAGGTATATGATGCTAAAGGCGGTCGTGTAATGGAGTTGGATAAAAATGGTAAAAAAACAAATAATCCATTAATGGTTGATGCTGTTGATTTTACTAAAGGTGCTTTAAGTGGTGATATTAATGTTAATACTTACGGTGATCCATCTGGTTTGAGAAAAGAATTTCAAGCAGGTATAGCTAAAGACATGGAATACGATGACTATATTAAAAAAGTTGCTGACAACAGCAATCAGTATAATAAAAAAGGTTATGAAGACTATACAGAAGCTAATAATCTATATAAGCAAAATCTAGCAGGATCAAACGCTGGAGCTTTAATGGATGATAAAAAGATAATGACTGATAATTACCCTGTAATAATAAATGGTTTGTTTGAACAAGCTAAAGCTGGAGATCCTAAAGCTTTGGCTTCTTTAGAAAAACTAGATCAACAAACTGGAGGTAAAATACTAGGTGGCGATGGTTTAGGAGGTACTAATGATTTAGATTTATCAAGCGGTTTAGCTGTTCAGTCAGCTATAGGCATGTGGGACAATAGTGACATACAAAGAGAAGCAGCTGATGCTTATTTCAAGTATTATGACGAGTCTTCAAACTTGTTAAAGCCAGATAGAATAGACAAAACACAAAGTATTAGTTCACAAACTAGTTCTGAGAGAAGAGCTCAAGAAAAATTTAATATTAGTAAACTCGAAGGTATAGCTAAACTTAAAGCTGCAAATAATGAAAAGGAGTTTGTTACTAATTTTGATAATATGTTTGCTAATGCTAAATCAGAAAGCGATGTTGCCGAGATTTTAGATGATCTTAAGAACTTTAAAATGAGTAATAGCAATAAAGGTAGTGGTAGTATTTTAGAGTTCACAGGCGATGAACCAAAAGACCGCAGAATGGACACAGAGGATAATGGAGATGGTACTTTCTCTATAACCTTAAAGAAAATCTCTAGAGATCCTAAAACAAACGATATTATTGTAGGAGATGCGGTAAGAAGTTATAATACTGGTAATGCTAATGATATGAACACTCTTAGAAGAGACTTTGGCATAAACAACAAAACTTACAAATTACAAGGCGAAACTTCTACTAAAGAAGAAGAACAAACTACTCCTGCTGTTAAACAAAACAACCCACTAAATGCTGCTAGTTTTAATAAAAACAATCAACCTAAACCAAAAGTAGAGGCTAAAAGTAATTTTGTTCCAGATCCAAATATAAACTATGAAAGTTTACCAATGATGGATAAAAGAAGAATAGAGTATGATAACTGGAAGCAATCACAACAACCTCAAACAACTCAAGCACCTGCTCCTGAAGTTAAACCTACTCCTGAAGTTAAACCTACTCCTGAAGTAAAAGCAACAACACAGTCAAGTAGAGACTTTAAATCTGAAAATAAAAAGCAAGAAGATTTAATGAGAAACTCTGAAGTTATTTATGGTGGTAGATCAGGTGATAATACTTATGGTTTAACAGATTATAAAGATTATGATTTTCAATATTACTTAAATAGTAAAGACCAAGTACAAGAAGGAGTTAATAAAGACGGTAAAAAGGCTACGTATTGGGGAGGTGATCAACCTAAAAAAGGTTTGAAAACAGATTTAGGTGGAAAAGTTTATGATGGATTATCTGATGGACAGCAAGCAATGATGAGAATGCAGCATGTTAATATAGGTTGGGATCCTAGAGTTACTATGCTATTAGCGTCTGGAGCAATCAAGCCTAGTGAAAGAGGAGAATATCTTAGAGATTACAATAAAACAACTACTAAATACAACGATAATAAAGCTAAGTTTAAAAATATAGATGATCAAAAAATGTTTGATCAATGGGTGGATTTATATGCGAATAGTGAACCAAATGAAAAAGGGTTACAAAAACAATATAAAAGAAGAGTAGAAGATATTGCTAAAGGTTATGGATACACTTTAACAAAAGAACAACTTGCTAAGTTTAAAGTATAATATAATATGAACGAAGACTATTTACAGTTATTATTCTCTGCTTACGGCGACGAAGTAGGAAATGATTATGATGCTTTTAAAACCGCCATGAGTAATGAAGACTACTCAAGAATGTTATTTGAAACTCACTCTGAAGAATTAGGTGATGATTATGCAGAGTTTAACAAAGCTGTAGGTATAAACATCGAACCATATGTTGAACCAGAGGAAGAAGTTTCTATATCTGGAGATTACGGGGTAAAAGAACAAGATGTTTTTCAAACTACCGAACCAACTAAATCAAAGTTTAGTAAAGATATATCTTACGACGACTTTAACATGAAAGGGCAAAATTCAGCTTTTGATAATGCTGAAGAGAATTTAGAAAAAAAGCTAGCTTCTCAATATCCTAATCTCACTTTTGACACGCCTATAATGAATGGTGGTGTGTCTAATGATATGCTAGATGTAACTAATGAAGATGGAGAAGTATTTAGATGGCAGATGAATACAGATTACAATGCTGGTAAAAGAAGTTCAAGTGGTGAGTATACAGTTGTAGATCCAGAAAATAGAGAGCAAGAAAGTAGAAATAACTATATAGATTTTCTAGAGTTTGCCAATAAATCTAAATACAAAGATGGCAAGTATCAAAACTCTGATGATATAAGAACTCTAGGTCCAGATTATGTGGTTAAAAATGAACAAGGTCAAGATGTAGAAATGCAAGTTACTCCTGGTTTAACTCAAAAAGCAATATCTATAATGAGATCAAATCCAAATGTAACATCGTTAGATGAAGCTATAGATTTAGCTGTTGACACTGAGTTTGGACAAATGAATATAGCTTGGCAAGAGTCTATTCAAAATAAAAAAGCTAAGAAAAACTTTGATTTTAAAAACGAAGTTAAATCATTAGTTTCTAATAACAATTTTAACCCTAATATAATTGGTGATGACTTAGATGGTGATATAAACAAAACCATAGAAACTTTAGAAAGTCTAGGCATGCCAAAAGAAGTTATATCCTCTGCTGAAAACACCGCGCGTGTAAACAGTCAAGGTCAAAGCATTAGCCCTAAAGCAGATTACCAAGAAAAATTAAATAATGTCAGAGCTTGGTTAGATGGTTCACAAACATGGGGAGAAAATACTGAAGGACCATTAATTACTAAGGCTTATAACGAACTTGTTGACCAAAGAAGTAAAGAACAAGTAGATAATGATATTAAACAAGGGGTAATAGAAGCTGGTGTTAACCAAGAGCAGGTATTAAAAAGACAAGAACAATTGTTAAATGCTGAAGGTAATACACTGAGTAAAGAGCAAGCTTTATTACAAGCGGAAAAAGATGTAATAGCTTTGACTGTTCAAGATATTAAAACAAAAAAAGCTAAAGAAGATGGTGATAGAATTTTAAAAGCTGAACTACCTTATTATGAAGGTAAAAGTAAAGATAAAATAGAAGAACTACAGTCTGAACTAGCTGAAATAAAGAAATTAGAAGAAGGGCAAGAAAAAACAATAAAATATAAAGAGTATTTAGATAAAGTTAGAAGTTTCTTAGATGATGATGAAATTAACTTATTAAAACAAGGTGATAAGTTTGTAAGAAAAGATAGACAAGAACAATTAGATAATTTAAATTCAAACGCTAAAAACATTGTTAAAGATTTACTTTTAGATGCTCCAGACAAGTTAGATGAAAAGTTACTAGATACAGATACTGAATTATTAAATTTAGCTAAAGAAATAAAAAGAAAAGGTTTAAGCGAGACACTTAATGAAGGTAGTATTTTACAAATGTTTGGAGCTGCAGGCCAAGAACTTGTAGGAGCAGAAGGAAGTGCTTATGAAGATTTTAGAAAAATAGAAAAATGGATTGAAACAGGTGAAATGCCTGATTTATTAACTCCATTACCAGTCTCAACAACAGACAGTTATTTATTCGATAAATATGGTGATGCTAGTGGTCAAGATCCTTTAGTGAAAAAATATAATGATTTACTTGAGTATAGGTCTACCTTACTCCTTGCGCAGAGTTTAAATGCAGATCCAACTTCTTTTGGTAAAACAGAAAGTGGTGTTGGTAGATTTTTAGAAGGTGTGGTAGAGGCCACTCCTGAAGCTGTAGGTATGAACAGTGGTTTAACTAAAGATAAACAACGTGAATTAGGTTTTGACATCTTAGAGGATGTCTATGGTATCAAGAAAACAGATAAAGACAAAGCTAATCTACATCATATAGAACACGATCTGTGGAAAAGCTCTGGTGAAATGATACCTGGCTTAATGAGAATGGGAGCTGAGATATATTTAACAACTTTAGCAACTGGTGGTGTGGGATTTGGCCCTGCGGTTTTAAGAGCTGCTACTTTTAGAACTTTACTAAGAAGTGGAGTATCAAGCAGCATGGCTAAGAACATCGCTACTTATGGCAGCGCTGTAATGACAGAGTACGTAGGCTTGCAAGGTAGTAATGCAATGGAAAGATCTTTAGATTTTGGACCAGGTATAGAAAATCCAGAATTATTTGCCTTAACAGCTAGTGCTATAAGGTTAAAAGGTGCACAAGCTTCTAGCAAGTTTAATAAAGCCATTGTAGATACTTACAAAACAGGTTCTAATGCGCAAAGAAATGCTTTAGAATATTTTTATGCTTTTCCTACTACAGCATCTACAGAAGCTGGAGCTTTAAAATATACTGGTAGTTTGATTGATAGATCAGTTAAGTCTTTAAGTAGAACCACAATAGCTGCTGGAAGTAAAGTAACTGGAGCTGCTGGTGGTGCTATGACTATAAGCACGGCTGATAATGTTGGTGCAGTTTTAGCAGGTGATAAAACCGTTGCTCAAGCTTTAAACGATGTTACCAATCCTGATCATTTAATGGAGTTAGGCGGAGCTTTATTGTTTTTAGGTATGTCTAGACCAGACAAGTATAGTAAACAGACTATAGAGAGGTTTAGAACAGAGGTAGATTTAATAAGAGGAAACAACCCTCAGTGGAACAAGCTCAGAAGATCTCTTGGCATGAAAACTGTTTCTGATAAAAGTGAAGAGTATAGCCAAGGTGAAGAAGCTTTTTCTGAAAGAGTTGATGAAGCTTTAGAATTAAAGAAAGAAGAAATAAACAACAGTAATAAATCCGAGTCTCAAAAAAGTCAAGAAATATCTGCGTTAGAATTTAATGCTAATAGATTAAAATTAAAAATACCTTTAGATGTTTTAGCTAAAGATTTAGCAAATCCAGCAGTTATGGGTAGTTACAAGGAATTAGAGCAAGCTGCTTATGCTATATCCGTAGGAGGTTTTAATGCTAAGAACTTGTCTGTTATAGAAGCTGCATCTTTCACTAGTGATGGAACGTCTGGTGTTAAAATGTTAGAGTTTTATGGATTAGATGCTGCTCAAGCTCAACAAGTTGTAGATTTTAGTTATTCAATGAGAGACGTAGCTAAAAGACATTTTCAAGGAGACTTAACTAATGCTAATTTCCAAAAGTATATAGACGAATCTATAACAGAAAGTAGATTAGAATCTTCTAAGGAAAAAATAAAGAAAGATTATGAAGCTAAACGTATAGACAAAGCTGATTATGAAACTCAAATAGAAGAAATAGATGCTCAACTAGATGTCAACTTAAGATCTAAAAAGCAATTACTTGAAGCTGCTAAAGTAGAAAGAGCAGGTAAAGAGTTAGAAAAAATTGAAGAGTACGAGAAAGCAGGTTTTCAAATTAAAAAAATGAACGATGCTGAAATGAAGAAATTCATGGAAGATAATGGTGGTAATTTTAGTTCAACTGGTTTTGGTTATCAAGGTGTTGTTAATGGTAAGTCTATAGCTCTAATTAATACAGATGCTACAGCGAGAGAAAATGTTGGTGGAACAGAGGTACATGAAATATGGCATCATCCATTTGAAAGAAGATTAGGTAGTGAAGCTATGGCTAGCAGAGTAGAATCTTTAATGAAAGATGAAAAGCTAACTAAAAAACAAGCAACTAACAAAGTTAATAAAGAAGCTAGAGATTATATAAATGGTCTTCAAAAAGCTTTAAAAAATAGAGGCATACTTGACATTGTTAAAGAGGAAATGTCTAAAAGACCCGGTTATAGAGACGCAATATTTGATGAAATATTTCAAGGTAAAGAAATTCCTTTGTCTGAAATGAAGGAGTTTATCAATGAGTTTATACAACTTAATGAAAACGGAGCATTTAATAATTTAAAATCTGAAGCACAAAGAAAATCTAGTGACAAGCAAAGTACTAAAGAACTTACAGAAAAAGAATATCAAGAATCTTTAAATGATCCTATTAAGTTTGTAGACTTTGTTTTAACTGGTAAATATAATAGTAAAAACATTAATGAGTTTTTAAAGCGTGAAGCAGATGCTTTAGGTGCTGAAAGTAAAACTACAGGTCTACAAGCATCGGAAAGAACTAATGATGTTAATGATCTAGCTTTGTCTTACGAGTCAAAAGGAGGAAACAACTTGTGGAAAGACTTTGGTGCTGATGATGCAATTAAACAAATGAAAGAAGATAAGATGTTGGATCGTCTTATAGCGTCTAAGTCTAAAGATTTTGAAGGTGCTCCTGAAGGTTTTGTAGATAAAGTTTATGCTGAATTGTTACCACATATAAGAAATTACAAACCTGAAAGACAAAACGAAAGTGGATTATTTGGTTGGGTAAACTCACAGATAAGAAATAAAGCCAACGCTGTATA